TAACCGACCGGTCGGGGAGGGGGGCCCCGGGGATACCCCCCTGGGGTATCCTGACCTGCGGAAACGAGGCAAAAGCCCTGGTCGCGGCGCAGTCACCCGCGACCGCCCACGGACCGCCCTGTACACCCGCGGACACCCGCGGCCACCCGGTCCGACCAGCGCAAACCACCCGGTCCGCCCAGCGGCCAGCACGCACCGACCAGCGGCAACCCGTGCCAGCGGCCATCCACGGCCGCCCAGCGGCCAGCCAGCCCAGCGCCAGCCACGTCCCCCGGCGCGGCCTCGTCCCGGCCGTGCGCCGAGACCAGCTGCTCATTTCCTGCCCGGTCCGCGCGGGGGGAGGGGACCAGCGCACTCACCCTGAAGGGGGACGGCGGCCCAGTCGCCCCGGCCCGGTCCGGTCACCGGCCCAGCGGCCAGGCCGCGCAGACCAGCTGCTCATTATCGTGCCGGTCCGTCACCCCCGGCCACCTGGACTTTCCGGCCACCGACCAGCGGCGGAAGCGCCGGACTTGACATCCACCGGCCCTGTGGTGTCTACTGGTGTCACCGCAGCGGCCGGGAGGTCGCAGCGGGGAGGCGGCCCCGACGGGGCGCGCCGGTCCGGCGGGGGAGATCCGCCGGGGTACAGGGCCTGGTCACCGGGCCCCAGGGCCACCGACTTGACACCCACCGGCGATCTGCTAGAGTGGATGCCAGCAAGCGGGTACCCCCTCAAGCCAGCGGGGGTAAACGAGGGCACAGCGCGAGACGCAAAACGGCCCGCTTGACAGCCACCAGCCCAGCTGGTAGGGTGAGAGTCACCTCACCGACGAGGGGCCGCAGCCCCGAGTCAACGCTCGCGAGTCGCTTCGACAGGACACGTGGGCGCGGCGGAAGCCCGATGCCGATAAAGTGCGGGCACTGCGGATAACTCCATCTAGACCTGTGGTTAGCTTCCGATAGACAGCGCTTGACCCACGGGGAGAATCCAACCCAAACTTTGGGCGCTCTGCGCCCACCGGGTGGACACTGGCAGGACGTAAGGGCCTGGTGTGTCACTGCTGAGGTTTGGTCTGACCAAGCCAAGATCGCACGCGGTTCGATTCCGCGCCACCCACTACCTGAGCTTTGATCTCAGACTTGACATCCACCTGAGCTTTGATCGAAAGGATTCGCTATGAAGCCTTCGGACTACATCCCCAACCAGCGACGCAAGGTCGTCGCGACTGATCGCCCGAGCATTCGCACCCCGTTCATCGCACCCGAGCTGTCGCCTGCCCCGACGCTGGCGGTCGAGCTCGACAAGGGCACCAAGGGGTGGACTGACTTCGACAAGAAGGTGCCGAGCCTGGAGGGGTCGCACCTGTGCCGTGGCCACCTGGACCGGGTCGTGCTCGAAGGGATCACCGCCCGCGATCCGGAAGAGGTCATCCGTCGGCCGAAGTCTTCGGCTCGCGTCCGTCACCCGCGGCCGACCAAGCGCCGCTGGGCCTGAAACTTGACAGCCACCGACAGGAGGAGTGTACCCATGAGCAACCAGCAGAAGGTTTACCTCGACGGCAAGGTCTACGTCTGCCGAGGCACCAACATCGTCCGGGTGAAGTGAAGGGGATAGGCATGCCTGATACCGACGAGAACCGTTTCGAGATCGCCACTGAGCTGGTCACTCTGTCCGAGCTGTGGGCTGATCGAGGCAACGCCGAGTACAGCTCTGCCCTGCGCCGCGCAGCGGTGGCGTGCATGGACGGAGTCGGAGACATCAACCACTACGCAGACGTTCTCGGCAAAGCCGAGGAGGCTCTGTAGCCCTGACGGTCAACCGAGGAGGGTTCGACTCCCTCCCGGGGCGCAACTTGACATCCACCAGACTTGACAGCCACCGACGGAAGGAGTGAGGCATGAACGCCACCCTGAAGCGTTCGAAGGACCGCAAGGTCACCAACCTGGTCAACGGTCAAGGCACCAGGCCCGTGATCGCCAACAGCATCGGTCTGCCCAGCGGTAGAGGCTTCTCCTGCCCAGAAGCCACCGACTTCTGCTCCGAGATCTGCTACGCGGGGAGGCTCGAGAAGGTCTACAAAGGGGTGAGCGCTGTCCTCCTGCACAACTGGGAGGTTCTGTCGACGGCCACCTTCGAAGAGATGGTGGTGCTCCTGGGCGAGATGATCGCCGAGTTCGTCAAGGAATCGGACAAGCGCAAGGCTCCGAAGATCTTCCGCATCCACTGGGATGGAGACTTCTTCAGCGGGGCCTATGTGGCTGCTTGGGCTCGGGTGATCCGAGACTTCCCTGATGTCCAGTTCTGGGCCTACACAAGGGTTCAGACCGCGGCGGTGTTCCTGCACTCGCAGAAGCTGTCGAACCTGGCGCTGTACTTCAGCGGCGACCGAGACAACCTCACCGTCGCCCGTCACCTCGAAGGGATGGGCATCAACATCGCCTACGTCGACCGCACGTTCGCGGAAGGCAAGGCTCAGTTCCCCGGTGCGGTGCGCTGCCCGGAGAACAACGGAGCCATCGAACTGATCAGCCCGGAAGGCTCCGCGTGTGCGCGGTGCGGGCTGTGCGTCAACGGACGCAAGAGCGTCCTCTTCTCCTCGACCGAAAAGTGAGGCAAGACATGAGCTTCGAGCAGTGGATGCAACGGGTGGACAGGAACCTGGAGCGGCTGTGCGGACTGACGCACCGAGACATCGCAGACCAGACCTGGCACGACTGGTACGACGACGAGCTGTCGGCTCACGAGGCAGCAGAGATGGCATTCAGCAACGAGTTCGAAGGAGGCGCGTGGTGAAGGTCGAACACATCGAGGCGAAAGACATCAAGGTCGGAGACTTCGTGCTCACCAAGTCATCGCTGGACAACGGGATCGTCTACGGAGACACCGTGTCTCAGCGGTACGAGTACGACGAGTTCACCTACATCAACTACGGCGATGTGCGTTGGCCGAATGACGCCATCGTGTCCGTGATCCGACAGGAGGCATGAAATGGCAGCAGATGTTCGTTCGATCCGCGTCCCCGGCCACGGCACCTACACGTTTGATCCCGATGTGTTCGAAGAGATCTGGGCCGACACCGAAAACTTGGACCACGTGAGGCTCCGTGGCCGTGTGGTCGACGAGGGAGGCTTCGACTCTCTACGAGACATCGACCAGCGCCTGTCCCGCGTGGACCTGGTAGCCATGCTCGCCGACTACGAGACCAACCGCACGACCCACTGCTTCTAAGGAGGAATCATGTTCCGACTCACCGTGACTCAGCTCAAGACCGGCCGGGAAGGCGTGGTCTCGGCCACCCACAAGCAGGCGGTGATCGACCACCTGGAGGCTTCGGCCCGCCGCAACGGGTTCGGCGTGACCAACCACGGCGACGGAGGCTCGGTGTTCAAGGACGGCCGCGAGGTCGGTGTCTGGAAGGTGGTGCAGGAGTGAAGGTACGGAACACCGGAGACACCCCGGCCGCCGAGCTTCGGCCGGGTGACCTGGTCATCCGAGACAACGTCGTCTTCGAGGTCAAGCACGTCGAGTACGTGCCAGTCGCGGAGAAGGTTCGGGTTGACGCCGAGTTCACCACGGTGCTGGCGACCTACTCGCACCAGATGGTCCTGTCCGCACACGAGCGGCTGACCCGACTCGAACTGGAGGTGTGATGCGAGTCTTCGTCTATTACAACCTGCACCGTCACCTCTGGAGCGTGAAAGCTCTGGAGGGCCCGGACAAGGGCCGAGTGATCGGCTGGCACCCGGTCGTGGTCCTGCGGGGCGTGGAAGGCAAGGTCTCCGAGGCCGGCCGGCAACGGGTGATCCGCACCCGCAAGAAGAGCGTTCACGCTGGCCTGGTCGGTGAGTGGATCACCGACGGCTCGGCCATGATCCGAGGCACCGCCCGCAAGGTGACCTACAACCCCTACCTCTACGAGACCTTCGTCTACGAGGACGACAAGACACCGTTCCAGGGGGCCGACGTTGCGGTCCTCGCCAACAAAACCGTGTACGCGGCTTGACAACCACCGAAGGAGAAGACATGGCAGTGATCCAGGACAGCAGCTACCGCGAGGTCGAAGGCAAGCTCCGCATGGAGCACCAGGTCGTGCAGATGTCCATCGAAGCCGCCCCGGCGTACGCCGATGACAAAGGCTTCTTCGTCCACGACGACGGCACGCCGAGGTTCGAGTTCATGCAGCGAGCCAACACCGAGTACCGCCGCCGCGGAGGCACGACCAGCGGGCACATCGGAGCTGTGGCCAACGCCATCCTCGCCAACGTCAAGTTCATCGTCGGAGAAACGGAGACCCGGTGAAAGAGTTCGACTTCCTGTTAATCGTCATCGCCATCTGCGGCATAGCCATCATCGGCGGCTACGCCATCGATAAGGCTTCAGACGCCTACTCGCAGAAGAACTTCCCGTGCGCCGAGGACGAAGTCTTGGGCTACGCGCCCCAGTTCGGTCCTGACCGCGTCGGCTGTATCCACATCGACACCTTGAAGGGGTGAAACGCAAAGTGTCTGAACAGCTCCGGGCGAGGCTTGAGCTTCGCCGGTCCAACGCTGCCCAGAAGCATCGCAACCGCAAGCGAGAGATGAAGCGCCCCGGCAAGGGCAACCGCAACAACTGGAAGAGGGAGCTGTGATGACGTTCGACGACCTCAGCTGCCGGTACTGCAAGAGGTACGACCGCGCCTGCGGCCGCGAGCACACCGCGGCGACCCGCGGCGACTGGGGCCGCGACGAGATGGGCCATCACCGCGACTGGACGGGCCGACGAATCACGAAGGAGGGCAAGGCATGAGCGACACCGACGTCATGGACCAGATCGAGCAGATGTACGCCACGATGGAGCACTACTCAGACTTCGGGGCGTTCGACACCGAGCCGCGGTCGATCTTCGCGAGCCTGCTGGACGCCCAGCTCAAGGGCGACGAGCCCAAGGTTCCGACCTCCGCTGACGGCTGGAACATCTTCGCAGACATGGACGGGGCAGACATCGCCGCCAATCACCTGACCGGCCAGGCGCGGCGAGTCCTGGAGGCCGCCAACGCCGACCACCGAGCCTTCGTCAAGGCATACACCTACTACTTCGGCGAACCCACCTACTTCTGACCAAACCCCAAGACAGACAGGAGACTTGACATGCTCGACGGCAAGCTGAAGAAGATGCAGGACAAGGTCGCCAAGCTGCTGCGCCAGGCCGAAGATGTGGCGGGCACTCCCGAGGAAGCCATCTTCCAGGGGAAGGCGTTCGAGATCATGGCCAAGTACGGCCTGGAGATGTCGCAGGTGGAGGCGGCCAAGCAAGGCTTGGACGTGACCGAGATGCCCGGTGCGATCCAGTGGACGACCCGGATCGAGGGCAAGTACATCGCCCAGCAGGCGCTGCTGCTGCACGGCATCGCCCGAGCTTTGCACTGCTCGACGGTGTACACCGACTCGAAGATCAACGGGTACATCCTGCACGTCTTCGGCATGGAGCACCACGTCGACCGAGTCAAGATGCTCTGGGACATCCTGCGGCCGCAGATGCTGCGCCTCGTCGGCAAGGTTCGGCCGGCCGAAGGCTTCAGGGAGGTTTACGTCCAGGACCACTGGGGTGATGTCCGCAAGAAGAGCACGGCCGGTCAGCTCAAGAAGTACCGCCGTGCATGGATCGCAGGCTTCGCTCAGACCATCACTGAGCGTGTCCGCGAGCAGGAGAGCAAAGCCATCGAAGGTGCCGGTGGCGGAGCTCTGGTCCTGTACCGCGGCGACAAGGAGCGAGCCGATCTGGCTCTGCGCGAAGCGTTCCCGCGAGTCCGGGTCACCAAGCCGCGCGCGAGCTATGACATGAACGGCTACGCACACGGCCGCCGTGACGGCCGCAACGCCCTGATGCAGCACTCGCTCGCGAGTTGAGCCGAGTCATCGTCAACCTCGTCATCGACGTCGACCTGGACCGGTACGCCGACGAGTACGGCCTCGTCGGCCCCAGGTCGGCGCGTGACGACATAAAGAGCCTTGCGATGGAGGTGGTGCGGAAGGAGTTCGCCCGCATGGGATTTGACCCCGAGTCCATACAGCGCAGATAGGAGGTATCGATGCGAACCGTGGCGATCACGACCCTGGTCGCTGGTCTGGTGTCACTGATGCTGGGTCTCTCAGGGCTGACCGCCCCGGTCGCTGAGGGAGCCTCGTGTGAGCACCGCTCCGCGGCCCACATCGCCGAGCACGGAGGGTTGAAGGCCGACTCCGCATGGCACGTCGCACACGGCGACCTGCCCACCTGCGGCGGGGAAGAGGAGGCTCGGCCGGCCCCGGCGGCCGCGAGCAAGAGCGAGCCCGACAAGGACCGCGACAAGAAGTCCCGGTTCTGCCGAAAGAGATGGTGGTGCTGACAGTGCGGTTCAAGGCGAAGTGTTCGGTCTGCCGAGTCAAGTTCGAGGCAGAGAAGCGCCATCTGTTCGGCCTGGCCATCCGCCAGCACGAAGTCATGACAGGTCATCGAGTCAAGATCAGGGAGGAATGATGCTGCGTCTCTACAAGGATTGCGACGGCTGCGGTGCCATCGAGGAGCGCGTCTTCACGGACTCGTGGACGGGCCTCGAGCTGTGCAACGACTGCATCGCCGAGGTCATCGAGGAGGTGACGTTCTCGCCGCAGAGCGAAGGCGACAACCTCAAGGATCTGTTGCGAGGCAAGGGCCTTACGGAGTGTGAGGAGGAGTGGTGACCCAGATCGCCGTACCCAAGGACAAGCTCGACGCCATCGAAGAGGCATGGGCCAACTTCAACACGATGGCCAACGCGAAGCAGGAGTTCATCGAGAGCAGCGAGGAGGACGCCGACACCAGCTGCCGCTACGACGAGGTCATCACCGACTACAACATCGAGCTGGCCTACCTGGGGAAGGCCCTGGCAGAAACCATCACCGAGCTCATCAAGGAGGTTCGAGCATGACGACCAAGATCCCTGCGCCGCGGATTCCGCTGAGCCCGCTGACGGCCATCGAGAACTTCCTCGACGTGTGGGGCGACCCGCACCTGTTGTACGACATCGCCGGGCAGTTGACCTGCCGGGAGTTCGAAGCCTTGGCCGACCTGATGCTGTCGCTCGGTGCCGACCCCGGCACGGTTGCCGAGTTCGAGGAGGCACACGCCTCGCAGGACGAGTGCGGAGACATGCACTGCCAGTGCGAGCACGAGGAGTGCATCAAGGAACGGGAGGTCTGATGGAAGGCAAGAACGTATTCGTCGTGGTCGACATCGACGGGAGGTTGCTGCCGTACATCGCCGAGGACATCGGCGAGGCGCTGAAGCAGCACGACGCCGACGACGGAGCCGAGATCGAAGGCATCTTCGTCTACGGCGCGACCCGAGTGGGGGTGATCTAAACCACATTGCTTGGGGGATGACCGTTAGCTAGGTTTACGACCGCGTAAGCGCTACCTTCCCTGCATCCGGCAGGGCTGGAATTGGTAACAGGCATCGAGGGCCTGTTGCATGATAAGAAGAAAGGGTTGGCTTTGACAGTCACCTACGGATCTCCTTGACAGGAGAAAAACGCAGCACCTTACTCATGGAGGGAAACATGAGCGGCAACATCAATCGAGCGATTGTGGCCCGGCCCACGTCGCGACAACCACTGATCCCGAGCGTTATCGAGGATCTCCGACGGAGGGGGTTCAACCAGAGTCAAATAGCTGAGATGCACGGCGTCACCCGACAGGCAGTGTCCTGGCAGAAAAAGACCTACGGAGGGCGATTGACCACCAGGCAGGTCGTCCAACAGGCATGGCCGTGGGAAACCACGAAGCTGCATGGCAAGTCGAAGGCTTACCAGCGGCTCCGCGACCACGGTGAGTACATGCGCCAGGGCAGCTTCAAAGGCATGTCGGCAGACAAGGTGCAGCGACTGAAGTCGTGGTGGCGGATGCTCCGCGACGACGACGTAGTGCTTGAGTTCGACCCGAGCATCGAGCCGTACCCAGGTATGGCCGGTGGCGGCTTCCGGTACGTACCCCGACGCCTCGAGGACGAGGATCTGCTGATCAGGGTCAACGAGCACACCAACCTGACCGAAGAAGGCGAGATGATCTGGTGCTGGCCTCCGAAGCTGGACCAGTTGCTCGCTGAGCCCTAAACCGAAAGGTGAGAGTTCAAGTGCCGCTTGTTCAGCTTTCGCGGATGTTCCCAGATGTCGAGACGGCCGCCCAGGAGCTCATCGTGAGCAAACCTGGGTGGTTGTTCGCCTGGCGTCAGAAGGCGTGGTTACGGGGGATAGGTGATCCCAACGACGCATCCACGACGCTCTTGGTCTACAAGAGCCCTCTGGTCACAGAGACGAAGCGGATGTACCGGCCGATTCTCGAAGAGATCATGGCCGCAGAACACATGGACGTCATGGGGCAAGGCGTCATCCAAGACGAAGACATGATGCACGGGCAGGGGGAGTTCGTGCTCTACCGGCTCTGCTCAGAGCTACACCACAAGGCTTACCAGAACATCATCGACATCGACAGGGCCGGCGACGCAATCCGTCAGGTCTTCTTGAAAGGCGTGTCATTTGACAGATACCAAGATCAGTCTTCCGCTGCGTAGCGTCAGCCAGCTCAACCAGTACTGCGCCTGCCCACAGGCGTACAAGCTGGCCCGAATCGACAAGGTATGGGTGAGACCTGCGGCATGGCTGCCGCAGGGCACCGCCTTCCACACCGTGGCCGAGACGTACGAGAAGCGCCGCAACGAGGGCAACCCGATGACCCTCGAAGAAGCGATGGACCTGTTCAAGGCCGAGTACTCCAAGGACGTGTGCGCTCTGACCGAGGAGACCCCGAACTTCGAGTGGTGGTTCTGGTCCGGGCCGTACAACGGCCAGCGCGACGTGGAGCGCCGGTGGGAGATCGGCCTGGAGCAGGTCGAGAAGTTCATCGAGTGGCGTGAGACCGAGGGCCAGGAGATCTGGACGACCCCGGACGGCACGCCCGCCATCGAGCTCTACTTCGAGATCGAACTGGAAGGCATCATCGTCCGCGGGTACATCGACGCGGTCGTCGTGGTCGACGGGAAGCTGCGAGTCCGGGACTACAAGACCGGCAACAAACCCGGTGACGACTTCCAGCTCGGCGTGTATGCGCTCGCGCTGCGGATGCTCTACGGCGTCGAAGTCACCGAGGGCGACTACTTCATGGTCGGCAAGAAGGGCAAGAAGCCCAAGCCGACCCCGGTCTACGACCTGACGCCCTGGACCTACGAGGAGGTCCGTGACCGCTTCCACGAGGTCGAGGAAGGTATCGCGGCCGGGAGGTTCGATCCGGACCCGGACCCCGACAAGTGCGGGTTCTGCGACGTGAATTACTCATGTCCTGTTTTCAGGGACTGACCTTGACAGACACCGAGTAACACCTACTCATATAGGCAGGCAGGATGAAGGAATACCGCAAGTCGCCAGCGCTCGATTCGAGTAGCGAATACTCGTTCGTGGAGACGGGTCCGATCCCTGACCGCCCGCGCTGGCACCGGGAGCTGTACGCGCACCAGACGTACCCGTTCCCGACGATGGAGGCCGCGTTCAGGTTTGCTGAGGCCCACAAGCACAAGGAACCAGACCGCTGCATCGCGGTCCGCAAACCTAAAGAGGAGGCAGCATCATGAGCAACCCGAGCACCTGCCAGCACCATCGCGTCGACAACGAAACCTGGAAGTGCGAGGCGTGCGGCAATCAAATGATTGAACAGTCCATCGAGGCAGAGACGGCCCTGACCGCGCCCAACCTGGCTGCCGGTACCGGTGTCTACGTCCCAGACCGCACTCGTCAGCGCGAGGTGATCGTCGGGTACACCGTTCGTTACATCTGTGAACGCTGCGAGTACGACGGAGATTTCTTCAGCTCGAACGGGGATTACGTCGTCAGTTGCGGCCAGGATCATGAGGGGGATTACATCCTCGTGAGGGGAGCATCATGACCTACCCGAACCAGCCCCCGATCTGGGAGCAACCGGCCTGGCAGCAGCAGACCTACCATCTCGACGAATCCGCGCGCGCCGCTAAGCGCAAAGGCCGTATCGAGGGCTGGCTGGCTCTGGGAGCCATCGTGGCGCTGATCGTGCTGATGTCGATCAGCCCCAGCCACGCGCTACTCGTGGTGTTCGGGACCGCGTACTTCGTCCCGACGATCGTCGCGTACTACCGGAAAGCTTCGCTGAAGCAGCCTGTCGCGGTCATCAACGTGTTCCTCGGCTGGACGTTCATCGGCTGGGTTGTGGCGCTGGCTATGGCGGTGAAGTGATGCGCTGCGACGACTGCGGACGAGAGTTCGCGGATGACGAGTTGAACGGAGTCTACGAGACGGGCGGTAGGGACCGGCGTGTCCACATTCCGTCGTGCGAGAGGCCCACGCGCGTCGACCCTGACACGCTTCAACCGAGGTTGCGGTGAGGGAGGATGTTCTATGCCCACTGACTTGACACGTAACGAGTACAAGTACGAGAAGAAACCACGGTCGGTCTCTCAGCTGTCGCAGTTCGACAAATGCCCGTTCAGCTGGAAATTGGCCAGGCATGAGCGCGTGTGGAAACGCCCAGCGGCCTGGCTGCCGCAGGGCACCGCCTTCCACACCGTGGCCGAGACGTACGAGAAGCGCCGCAACGAGGGCAACCCGATGACCCTCGAAGAAGCGATGGACCTGTTCAGGTTTGCTGAGGCCCACAAGCACAAGGAACCAGACCGCTGCATCGCGGTCATCTCCCCAGACGGAAGGAAGGTGGTCCTTGAGGATCCCCGAGTTGCTCGATCCCGTGTTGGTTGAGAGCCAGGGCCTGAAGATCAGGCTCTCGACCGCGGTCCTCTTCGTCTACGACGAGCTGATGAAGCACGTCTCCTGCTTGACATCCACCGAAAGGAAGCCATGACCGAGTACGGCCCTGACAGCCCGCGGCCGTGGGATCCCAACCACCGGCTGCTGAAGTCTCCGCTGGCCCCGCACGAGACCGCGGGGATCATGCGGGCCTACCGCGCCGGCCGCAGAGGGCCGGAGCTGATGAAGATCCTCAAGCTCCGAGGTACCGCGCTGATGAACCAGATGCAGCGAGCTATGGACCAGGAGCGAGCGGCCAGTGACCGCGGCGTGGCGATCTACGACGCGGCCATCGATCCGGAAAAGGCGAAGTCTTGAGCACAGTCGAGAAGGAGAAGGCATGAAGGAAGTCGACGGCCTCGTGAAACAGGCCGGGGAGCTGCAGGGCAAGCACCTGGGCAAGACCGTACGGTTCGACTGGAACTTCCCGAACGGGGTGCGAGCCTACGTCGTCGGGCAGTTGAACGAGGTCTCGCACAAGAACCACCAGACCACACTGTGGTTGGTGAAGGACAAGGCCAGCCCCGAGGCGGTCAAGTTCTCGATCCCTTCTGGCCGGAACGTGGTTATCGCCGAGGAGAACTCGGTTGTATACCGCTAGACAGAGTCTCTACATCCGAGGTTCGGCCGGCGACCCTCTGCCGGTCGTCTGGGAGAGCCTGAGCAACACGCCGTACCGCCGCGGTCAGCTCGTGTTGATCTGTGCCGGCCCAGGCACCGGCAAGTCGGCGTTCGTCCTGGCCTACGCGCTGAAGTCGAAGATTCCGTGTCTCTACTTCAGTGCGGACTCGGACGCATTCACGCAGCTCACACGGTCTGTGTCGATCATCAGCGGCTGGACGCTGGAGCGGGCGGCGCAAGCGGTCCGCAGCGAGAGCCTCGGCCAACTCGGCGAAGCCCTGGACGATCTGCCGATCCGGTTCAACTACAAGGCGTCGCCGTCGTTGGACGAGATCGAGAACGCCCTGGCGGCATACGACGCTCTGTACGAGGACTTCCCGCACCTGATCGTGGTCGACAACATCACCAACGTCCGGACGGACAGCGAGGGTGGAGACGACCCGTTCAGCGGCCTGGAGTCGCTGATGGACTACCTGCACGAGATGGGCCGGGAGACCGGCGCATGCGTGATCGGGCTGCACCACGTCAAAGGCGACTACAACGACGCCGACAAGCCAATTCCGTTGTCAGGCATCAAAGGTCAGATCGGCCGCGTTCCGGAGATGGTGCAGACGTTGCACCGTGTCTCGGACGGGTTCGGCCCCGACATGCTCAACGTCTCCACGGTCAAGAACCGGGGAGGGAAGTCGGACGCCTCCGGTAAGGACTTCGTGTCCCTGCAGTTCATCGGAGACACCATGCAGATCACCGACTTTGGGCAATGACTTGACAGCCACCGGCTAGTTAGCTGACATAATCATTTATTATCGGCACTTGACAGCCACCGAAAGGAGCGAACGATGGCAACCCCAAATTCCATGCCGCGCAAGGTCAATCCGCTGCACAAGCAGATCCTCACGGGTCTGACCAAGGTTCGGCAGAACCTCCGCAAGGAGACCCGCGTGACCAACGTCCGGCGGGACGCCGAGGGCGTCTACCACCACGAGCTGACCACTAAGGACGTGCCGGTGCCCACGCTGGCCGCCAACGTCTCCCAGGAGAGCCTCGACCGGCTCGCCGAGCGCTGGCTGTGACGCCGGATCAGCTCATCGCCTGGGCGATGGCGGCTCTGGTCGCCATCCCCGTAGCCCTCATGCCCATCGGCGTGATCGCCCTGGTCATCGCCGCCTACCTCGACTCCAAGGAGGACAGAAAACATGCACTTGCTCGAATATCAGCTCCGCAGCGCGGACACCGCGATCTACCCCGGCGCGGGTGATGTCGACTCCATCGGCGGCCTGAGCTACACCGCGATGGGCCTTGCCGGCGAGGCCGGCGAGGTGGCCAACAAGGTCAAGAAGATCTTGCGTGACCAGGACGGCATCATCACCATCGAGAACCGCGTGCAGCTCCACAAGGAGCTCGGTGACGTGCTGTGGTACCTGTCGCAGCTCGCGACCCAGATCGGCTCCAGTCTCCCGGCCGTGGCCGAGGACAACATCCAGAAGCTGTCGTCCCGCAAGGACCGCGGCGTGCTGCAGGGGTCGGGTGACGAGCGATGAGCACCTACTTCAAATGCATGCTCGTCGCCGAGGGGTTCTACCACCTGGGCCTGTTCATGGGAGCTGTCGGAGGGTTCTACGGGTGGCATCCGGCGTGAGACGCGTCCTCGTCACGGGGTCTCGTCGGTGGAAGGACCGGACAACGATCTGGGAAGCCCTGAAGACGGAGCTCGACCGCTCCCCGGAAGGGTTGATCGTCGTCCACGGCGGCGCTCGCGGCGCAGACGACATCGCAGACCGCTGGGCCTGGGGCATGTTTGCGATGGGCTACGACGTGAAGCCCGAGCTGCACCGCGCCGACTGGGAGTGGTACGGCAACAAAGCAGGCGTGATCCGCAACCTGCAGATGGTCAAGGCCGGTGCCGACATCTGCCTGGCGTTCCCGCTGGGCCGGTCCCCCGGTACGAGGCACTGCATGCGCGAAGCCGAGCGGGCCGGGATCCCGGTCATCAACTTCGGTGACCGATGAACCCAGTTCTGTTCGCGCTCGATCTGCACATCGTCGCGTGCGGCCTGCTGTCGTGGTTCTGCCTGTGCATGGACGGAGGCATCGATGACACTGGCCGCGAAGAGGATTCCGGGGTACCGCGTGCAGGATCGTAAGCACAAACGCAAGCCATGCAAAGACTGTGTGGCTCAAGGTCTCCCGCCGACACGGCAGGCCAAGTACCCAGGACCGCGGTGTATGACGCACCACCGCGAGTTCCGGGCGGCCAAGAAGTCGGTGAGCTGGGAACAGCGCATCTACGCGCTCTACGGCATCACCGCCGACGAGTACTGGGCGATCTACGAGTACCAGGGTGGCCGCTGCTACATCTGCCAGCGAGCCAACGGCAAGCGCAAGCGGTTGTCGGTCGACCACGACCACAAGACCGGGATCGTCCGAGGCTTGCTCTGCACGATGTGCAACAAGTACACCCTCGGCTGGGCACGAGACTGCATCGAGTTCTTCCAGCGAGCCATCGATTACCTGATCAACCCGCCGGCAGTTGATGTCATCGGGGAGCGTATCGCGCCCATCGAGGCCGACAAGCTCATGGAGCCAACTTGACAGCCACCGGAATTACCAAGGTCATCCAGAGGTACCACCCCGATTGGGAACCGCCCGAGGATCTCCATGAATGGAACCAGTGCCTGTGTCCGTTCCACGGCGACGAAACTCCTTCAGCCGCAGTCAGTTATGACCTTCAGGGATTCAACTGCCTCGCCTGTGGAGTCCGCGGAGATGCGATCTCGATCATCCGACACGAAGAGGAGGTGAGTTTTGCAGAGGCTGTCCGAATCGCAGAGGAGTTATCTGTGGGAGGCAACGTCCCAATACAGAGAAAGTATGCCCGGAAGTCCGGCCGAAGAGTATTTGGCGAGTCGGGGTCTGGTCGGTCCCGAGGTTCGGCCGTACGGCCTCGGATACGTGGGCGATCCACTCCCTGGTCATGAGATGTTCAGGGGCTGGTTAGCCATCCCGTACATGCGCTGGTCCCAGTGGCGGGGCTGGTCGGTTGCCTCGATCAGATTCCGCTGCCTGCAGGAGCACGACCACGTCAACCACGGCAAGTACCAGACCGTGGCCGGCGACAAGCCGCGGCTGTACAACACCGCGGCGCTGGCTCGCTACTCCAAGGACATGGCGATCACCGAAGGCGAGATCGACTGCATCACAGCCGAACTGTGTGGAGTCCCCGCCATCGGCGTGCCTGGGTCTCAGATGTGGAAGTCGCACTTCCGAGACATCTTCCTGGGCTACCGCACCGTGAACATCTTGGCCGACGGCGACGACGCCGGCATGAAGTTCGCACACGAGGTAGCGAAGACGCTGCCCAACGCCCGAATCATCCCGATGCCTGATGGCGAGGATGTCAACTCACTAGTTATGACGCAGGGCAAATCCGCTCTGCTGGAAAGGATCTCATGAGCAAGCAGTACGTAGTCATCGAACCTGTCACCCTCCACGGCGACCCCGCCTCCCACGAGCTGAACACGACGCCCGGATCGTTCGTCGCGTTCCCCCCAGGCACCGTGGTGGAGATCGTCGGCGAGGACACCGGAAACGGTGTCGTGGACGTGCGAGCTGAGCACTGGTTCGGCCCCGGCGAGCACCTCGACCAGTACATCGACAAGTCGTCGCTGCAGGAGCTGGAGTGAGAACGATGTTCGCACCGATCACCATCTACACCCAGCCTCGCTGCGCCCCGTGCGACGCGCTCAAAAAGCGGCTTGAGAAAGAGGGCATCGCGTTCGATGCCGTCGACATCACCAAGAACGAAGAGGCGTACGCCTACGTCACTGGGGTTCTCAAGGCCGCGGCCACGCCGATCATCGTGACCGACACGCACGATCCGATCATCGGCGACCGTCCCGCTGAGCTGGAAGAACTCATCGAGTACTACACCACATCAGAGACAGGAGTCTGATGACCGTCGACATGGTCAATCACCCGCCGCACTACAAGGCGGCGAACGGACTGGAAGCCATCGACGTTCTGTCGGCGTTCTTCCCCGACGACCCGCTGGGCTGGCAGGTTGGCAAGTACATCCTCCGGTACAAGAGCAAGAACGGCGTCGAGGATCTGAAGAAGGCCCGCTGGTACCTGAACCGGCTGATCGAGGAGACCGAGTCGGCAGAGAAGCCGCGACCGCGGTCGTGGAACAGCCTCGATGACGTGCCTCGTGACGTGATGGTCCGCGACGCCGGCGACCACCTCTGGGAATACAGCGACGTCGAAGACAGCTGGCTGTGGTCTCCGGCAGGGAAGGTCACCGACGGTTCCAAGTACAACCAGGCACCCTTCGTTGAGGAACTCGATGGCTGAGCGCATCGTCATCGTCTCCGACACGCAGATCCCCTACGACGACCGCAGGGCCGTCCAGGGAGTGATCGACTTCATCGGAGCCACGGCCCCGGACCGAGTCGTCCACATCGGCGACCTGATGGACTACCCGACCCCGTCGCGGTGGACCAAGGGCACCGCCGAGGAGTTCGCTCAGCGGATCAAGCCTGACTCCGAGCAGGCCAAGCGCCGGTTCCTGTCACCGCTGAGGGCCGTTTACGACGGCCCGGTGCTGATCCACAAGGGCAACCACGACGTGCGGCCGGTGGAGTACCTGCACAAGTACGCCCCGGCACTGATCGAGTTCGCCGAGCAGTTCGAGCTGGAGAACCTGCTGGACTTCGACAGCTTCGGCGTCGAGGTGGCTCCGGAGTTCTACAAGATCGCTCCGGGCTGGATCTCCACGCACGGACACCGCGGCGGGATCCGCACGACGCAGAAGGCCGCTGACAGCGCCTTCAACGCGATGCAGCGGTTCGGCACGTCGGTCGTCATCGGCCACACCCACCGGCAGGGCATCAAGCCCCACACCACCGGGTTCGGCGGCAAGCAGCGGGTGCTGTGGTCGATGGAGGTCGGGAACCTGATGAACATGAAGCTGGCTCAGTACCTCAAGGGAGCCACGGCCAACTGGCAGAGCGGATTCGCGATGCTGACGGTCGACGGCAACCACGTGAAGCCTGAGCTGATTCCGATTGTCGGAGGCCGGTTCTCGGTCGACGGCCACGTCTGGGAGGTCTGAAACTTGACAGCCACCAAGCTGCCCTACCTGCACAAGAACGCACGGTCGCGGCAGATCACGAAGCGAGAGATCCGCGATGTCTTCGCAGACGAGATCACCCGCGGCCTGGACCGGCGCATCGACAAGCGCGAGTACCTGCGGAAGGTGATGCCGTGAACAGCGTGTTCACACGGGCCGCCCGGTCGGCCCTGGCCGCCTGGAAGGGCGACTACAGCCAGGACGAGGATCTCGTGAACGACCTGTGGGTCTGGTACCTGGAGAGCCCGAAGACCCAGGCCAAGCTGGAGAAGGCCGACGCCGCGTTGCGGCACACGCTGGTCCGCAGGGCCGCTCTGCAGATCCTGGCCAAGAAGGCGCTCGAGGAGGACATCGCCACCGGCCGTGCTCCGTACTCGACGGAGAACGTCAAGGAGGCGCTCGCCGGCGAGTCCACGAACAAGTACCTGGTCGACATCCTCCCCCGAGCCCTGAAGGAGCTCGCGGAGAAGAACGACCGGTACGCCGAGGCGATCCGGAGTCGGTACGAAGACGGCATCCTACCGCCCAAGAAGGGCGGCGAGGCCATGACGCTGTCGCGGGCCGTCAAGTCGCTCACCGAGCGGGTCAACGTCATCGCGATCACCGCCGGCATCCGGCGTGACGAAGAGGGCCGACTCCTCGACAAGGAGGGCCCTGGCAGCCGCCACGCGGTGTTCCCGGAGACCAGGAAGTCTCACGGGGACGGCCACTCTGACCCGACCGCGGACATCGCCATCGCGCTGATCGAACACCCGGAGCTGCGGGACGAGTTCCTCTACGAGACCCCGCTTCCGGAGTTCCTGGGAGGCCGCGGTGTCGCTGCCTAACGTCATGGACGCCGACTTCAACGGTCCGGGGTCCGAGCTGTACAGAGCCGAGGTCTTCCCCGAGCTCTTCCCACATCAGAAACCGATGTTGCTCGAGAACTGGTCTCAGGACGACCTCGAGATGTACGTCGGCGGGTGTTTCACACCTGGCTATGAACACAGGCACTTCCGGCAGCGGTACGTGCTTGGTTTGGAAGGAGAACATGTCTGAAATCCCTTGGGGGCCAACAGGAGAGCTTGTCTACAAGCGAACCTACTCCCGAGTCAAGCCTGACGGCTCGCACGAAGAATGGCCCGATACCGTACGTCGAGTGGTTGAGGGGAATCTCGCTCTCGTTCCAGCGCGCTATCAGCTCGATGGAGAGCGGGAAGACCTCATCCGTCTCATGTCGGAGTTCAAGATCCTGCCTGCTGGGCGGCATCTGTGGGCGTCCGGAGTCAAAGGTGCCCAGCACCTGTTCAATTGCTGGGTCGCCGGATGGCCGGACAAGATCTCCGAGCACTTCGAGTTCACCTTCATGCGCCTGATGGAAGGTGGCGGCGTCGGTGCCAACTACTCCAACCACTTCCTGGAGGGCTACCCCGAGGTCGTACACCCGCTGAAGGTCGAGATCGTCTGCGACCCAGACCATGTCGACTACCAGGCGATGAAGGACGCCGGCATCCTGTCGGAGCACTACAGCCACGACTGGGTCGGTGCGTACGCCATCGAGGACTCGCGTGAGGGCTGGGCCGCGGCGCTGGTCGACCTGATCGACACGCACTACCGTCCCGACACCGTCCACTTCCAGCGCGTCTACGACGTGAGCCGCATCCGGCCGCAGGGAGCCAAGCTCAAGACCTTCGGCGGCGTGGCCTCCGGTCCACTGCCGTTCGCGGTGATGCTGCAGAAGGTGGCCGAGATCTTCTCGGATCGTGCCGGCACGGTGCTGACGGGCCTCGACGCGATGGCCATCGACCACGCTATCGCTGAGTGTGTCGTCGCCGGCGGCGTGCGCCGGTCGGCGAGGATGTCGATGATGCACTGGGCCGATCCCCAGGTCGAGGAGTTCATCAACATCAAGGCCAACACGGGCGAGCACTGGACGACGAACATCTCGGTCGAGGTCGACGAGCACTTCTGGGCCCACCTGTGGAAGATGGACGGCAGCCCCAAAGCTGCGCTCGTCCTGCGAGCTCTCTCCGAGGGGGCCCTCCGCAACGGTGAGCCTGGGATGTGGGACTCGTCGGTGTCCAACGTCGGTGAGCCGAACCGGGTGGTCTGCACCAACCCCTGCGGTGAGATCACGCTCGAACCGTGGGAGCCGTGCAACCTGGGCCACATCAACCTGGCGGCGTTCGTCAAGGACAACGGCAAGGTCGACCAGCTCGACCTGTACAGGGCACACGAGCTGATGACGCGGTTCCTGATCCGGGCGACGTTCTCCGAGGTCGCGGACCCGAAGTCCCGCGAGGTGCTGGATCGCAACCGACGCATCGGCGTCGGCCACCTTGGCGTGGCCTCGTTCCTGGCCATGACCGGCCGGAAGTACTCGGATGCGCCGCTTGACCGCCGCTTCAAGCAGACCCTGCGGGAGCTGTCCGGCGTGGTCGACCAGGCAGCCGAGAAGTTCTGCCACGAGCTCCGCATCCCGGTCCCGGTGAAGAAGCGCACGGTGGCTCCGACTGGCACGGTGGCGAAGCTGGCTGGTGTCTCCGAGGGGATCCACCCGATCTTCTCTCGTTACTTCAACCGGCGCGTTCGCTTCAACATCAACAGCGACTCCGAGGAGTTGGCGAAGCTCGAAGCTCAGGGCTACCACGTCGAGGACGACCTGTATGCCCCGAACACCAAGGTGGTCACGATCCCGACCAAGGACACCCTGGTCCAGGCCGTGGCCGACCTGTACGGGGACCGCAGGGCCGAGGAGCTGGTCGAGTCCGCGGACGAGATCTCGCTCCACGACCTGATCGCGTTCCAGGCGATGTACCAGACGTGCTGGGCCGACAACGCGGTGAGCTTCACCGCCAACGTCGACCCGGACCAGTACCGGCCCGAGGACGTGGAAGAGGAGCTCACGTGGTTCTCTGGGTGGATCAAGGGCTCCACGATCTTCCCCGAGAAGAGCTTCCCGCAGCCTCCGTACGAGCGGATCACCAAGCAGCAGTACGAGGAAGCTGTCGCAAAGGCCGTCTCAGACGGCGTCGATGAAAACTGCGCCAACGGCGCATGCCCGATTAAGTAGAAAGGTAGCAATTGGCATTCCCCGATCCCTTCGCAGGTGCTCAGGCCGCTCCGCAGCAGGAAGCTCAGCCTGAGCCGCCCCAGCAGTCGCCGTGGGACTCTGCTCCCGCGCCGGCACCCGAGCCTGCCGCGGCCGCGAGCGTGGTCGAACCACCTGCTGACGACTCGGAGAAGGTCCGCATCACGCTGAAGTCCGGTGGCGGCTACGACGCCCCGTGGCTGACCGCGGACTTCCCGAACATCGCCACGGCGGCCGAACGGCTCAAGTCCGCCGAGACCCAGGACAACCTGCTGCAGATCTTCTCGGTGATCGGCCAGGCGAGCTCGCTGTTCTCGCAGGCTGTCGGCGGCGGCCAGTCGTCCCCGCAGCAGGGCGGCGGCGGTCAGCAGCGCCAGTCCCGTGCGCCTCAGCAGGCCCAGGAAGCCCCGAACGGCGAGAAGCGGTACTGCAAGCACGGCGAGATGGTCTACAAATCGGGCATCTCGCAGAAGGGCAACGCCTACGCGCTGTTCTCCTGCACCGGTCCCCGCGGCGACCAGTGCCCTGCTCAGTACCCGAGCAAGCGCGGCGGCTGACCGACTTGACATCCACCGGGGGAGGGGCTTCGGCCCCTCCTCCACGTCTCTGGAGCGGAGAGAATGAAGGTTCAACTGATCGCACACACCTCCATCGAGGAGGAAGCGCTCGAAGTGCTGGGGTACGAACCCCATCGCGACGAAAACGACTGGGTCACAGAGAAAGACGCCGACGAGCTCGCTGAGTTCGCGGGCCGGAACTGCTACCGCAGCTTCCACCGGCCGAATCCGGCGACGTACGAGAACTTCGACTACCTCGGCCACATCATCGACTCGGGCCATGAGTCGGTCCTGGAGCACGCGAGTGCGACGTTCTACATCGAGGCCAGCCGGTCGGTGCTGGCCGAGCTGGAGCGGCATCGCCACCTGAGCTTCTCGGTGGTCTCGCAGCGGTACGTCAACCCGATCCCACTCGGGTACCACATCCCGCCGGCCCTCGAACGGCTGTCGGAGGACGACCGTCTCCACGCGCTGGAGGAGATCAAGTACATCCAGGCCGAGACGCTAGCCTCCTACGAGGTGCTCGAAGCTCTGTTCAAGCGAAACGGCTTGGGGCACAAGCAGGCACGTGAGGCAGCGCGTGCGGTGCTGCCGAACATGTCCAACTCCCCGATGGTCGTGACCGGCAACCACCGCGCCTGGCGGTACGTCATCAAGGCCCGCTGGCACGAGGCCGCGGACGCCGAGATCCGGCAACTTGCCGGCGAGTTGCTGAAGCAGCTCCGCAAGATCGCCCCCAACACCTACCAAGACATTCCCAACATCCCCTACAGCTAAGGAGCACACATGGCACGTCGAGCAACATCTGTCACCACCGTCAACGGCTGGGGCCTCTTCATCGGAGAGCCGATGCTGGACACCGACGAGGGCACCCTGATCATCCAGTTCGAGGACGGAACTTGGCGAACCTTCAACTGGGACTACGTCATTGACTACTACTACCTCTCCGAAGAGGAGACCGAGGAGCAGATCAAGGAGCTGAGCAAGAACTATGACTGACGTTCAATACGCGAGCGTCGAACAGGTGGTCGGCGAGATCGAGCGGATGCTCAAGCTCAAGGACCACCAGATCCAGGCGCTGAAGACCATCAACATCGCCCTGAAGGAGCGCAACGAGGCGCTGCACCAGCAGGTCGAGGTTGCTCGACGGTCGTTCGGCGAAGCGTTCCTCACCGACAAGAAAGGTCCGCGCCGGCCCAACCGGCCGAAGCTGACCGACAACGAGGTCGCTGACATCCGAGCCGCCCACCGCGGCGGCATGAAACAGCGGGATCTCGCCGCGAACTACGGCGTGAACCCGGCCACCATTTCTCGAATCGTAAGGGGCGTTTACCACTGATGAAAGACCGCATCGAGGTGATCATGGCGGCTCCCGTCGACCACGCCCTTCCTGGCGATGTCCAGGGAGTGAACCTGCGCCGCAAAGCGATTGAGCTGATGTCCGAGGCAGCAGAGATCGACGAGAACAGCGTCCGCTACAAGGGTTTCACCGAGGAGGCAGCCATCGTCCTGGCCGACGGACACACCATGTCGCTGTGGCAGCACAACCTGCGTGCGTTCCGGTTCATCGCTGACGGCAAGGTCAGCGAGGGGATCGTCGGAGAGATCTTCCACGAGGACCGCGACACTCGCTTCTACTCGCGTGTGGCAGTCAACCGGAACCCGTGGGCCGCATGAAGTTCACCCTCACCAATCGCGAAGAAGGGCTGTGGCCCACCAGAGTTCGGCTGACCCTCGACGTTGATCAGGACGCGGCGCACAAGATCCTCGAGGCCGCTCTCCCGATCCACCAGGAAGCCGAGAGGGCCAGGGCCGAGGAAGAGCGCCGGAAACAGCGAGAGGCAATAGCCCAGCTGTTCGACCGGACATCCCTCTACACGGAGAAGACAGCCGTGCCAACCCAAACCATGTAGGAGGAACATGATCGAGCTGCGGAATGAGGTCCAGGGAGACCTCGTCACCATCAACATCGTTGAAACCCCAGAGGATCTGGATGGCTTCCGCGACTTCATCCGGGCTCACCTGCACTGCCTCGCAGTCGATTCCGAAACGACCGGACTTGACATCTACCAGCCGACGTTCCGGTGCCGCACGATCCAGTTCGGCACTCGGGACGAAGCCTGGGTGGTTCCGGTCGAGCTCGGTGAGGAGTTCTCACACGACGCGCTGACCGCGATCAGGGCGGTCAACTCGCTGGTGCTGCACAACGCCTCGTTCGACCTCCAGGTGTTCAACCGGTGCTTCGGCCTGCCGATGGAGGAGCTCTGGCCCAAGGTCTGCGACACGCAGATCCTGGCGAAGCTGGTCGACCCCCGGCCTTTCGAGGCCGGCGGGTTCGGCCACAGCCTCGAAGAGCTGGTCGCGGAGTTCATCGACAAGGAGCTGGCGAAGAACATCAAGGGCCTGCCGGTCTTCCTGGGGAAGAAGCACAAGACCACCAAGGCCAAGATCTGGAGCATCATCGACCTCTGGGACAGGGACTACCTGACCTACGCCGGGTTCGACGTGATCTTCACGGCCCGGATCTGTCAGGAGCTCGCTCCCCTGGTCCCGGACGTGAGCCGCGGGCTCGTCCCGTACGAGCACCAGATCGCCGAGATCTGCAGTTACATCGACCGGCAGGGGTTCCTGCTGGACGTGGACTACACCCAGGCGCTGTCGGACAAGTGGCTGGAAGACCAGATGGTCTGGGAGGCCGTCCTTCTCACCGAGTACGGCATCGACAAGGTCAACGCGACCGAGGACGTTGCCGAGGCTCTGGAGGAGATGGGGCACGTCTTCACGGAGTTCACCGACACCGGGCAGCGCAAGGTCGACAAGAACGTGCTGGCCAAGCTGATCGAAGAGGGCAACGAGCTGGCCGAGATGGTCAAGGAGGCCAAACAGCTCGGCAAGTGGCGCAAGACCTGGGTGCAGAAGTTCCTCGACGTTCGCGACGAGAACGACAGGTGCCACACCTTCATCAACCCGCTGCAGGCTCGCACGAGCCGGATGTCGATCACCGGGATTCCGGCCCAGACACTGCCGGCCTCCGCATCCGCGGTGCGTCGATGCTTCCTCGCCGACGAGGGGCACGTCATGGCGTCCATCGACTACGCCACCCAGGAGCTCCGCGTCCTGGCGGCGCTGTCACGAGACCCGCGAATGATCCAGGCGTTCAAGGAGAACGCCGACCTGCACCAGATCACCGCGGACGCCGCGAATGTGCCCCGCAAGGTGGGCAAGGGCGCGAACTTCCTCACCGTCTACGGCGGCGGGTACAAGGCGCTGGCGAAGAACGCCAACGTCGACTTCGCCACGGCGAAGCGAGTTCTCGACGTGTTCTCGCGGACGTACGCCGGGGTGGCGCGGTACAGCAAGATGCTGGCCGCGGAGGCGAAGAAGAACGGCTACATCGTCAACCCGCTCGGCCGGCGGCTGCCGGTGGACAGCTCGCGGACCTACTCGGCCGTGAACTACATGATCCAGTCCACGAGCCGGGACGTGACCTGTCGGGCCCTGATTCGCCTCCACGAGGCCGGATTCACCCCGTACCTACGTCTACCCATCCACGACGAGATCGTCGCTTCTCTACCCGCTGAGCACGCGGAATGGGGCGCTCGTGAGATCGGTCGGCTGATGCAGGAGCAGATGGGTCCGGTGCTGATCGGCACCGATCCCGAAGTTGGAAAACGGTCGTGGGGTTCGCTCTACGGCGCTGACTACTGAGGAGTACTACTTGACAGACACCGATGCCCTACTCAGGGAGATCGACTACACAACCCGCGGACCACGTCAGTACGGCTTGGGCAGTGCGGCTCATCTCCAGGCGCTGACGCTCCTGCTGCTGGTCGAGATCTACAAGCTGCTGAAGGAGGCCCGCCTTGACCGGTGAGGATCTGGCAGTCGAGATGGTCGAACGCCGAATCTCGGTGATCACCAACGAGGTCGGCTGGCACGCCGCGGACCGTGACGAAGCGGCCCGTAGGGCGGCCGAGAAGGACCAGTTGGTCCGAAAGCTCTACGCCGAGAAGAAGGCGCTCCAGCGAGCGCTCGCAGTCCTGAAGGGAGACAACTGATGGCACAGGCCAACGTGATCCTGCCCGCGCCCAACGGGCTGGACGACGAGATCATGGGTTACGCGATCCACAAGCTCAACCAGCTCGGCACCATCGAGGGCGGTGAGATCGGTGTGTACGTGGCCGAACGGCCGGCCGACGTTCCCGAGGACACCCCGAAGGACATGCTGTTCCTGGAGTTCCGGGCCAACATCATCCCCTACCTGGGGAAGCGCTGATGTGGAAGTTCGAGTTCAAGGTCGTCACCCCTGACGGCAAGACGCTCACCCACAAGTCCGAGTCAGCCTTCGAGCACATGTCTCCGGTGTGGTTCGGCGGCCACGTCGACTACGTGGTCACCGAGGTGTTCGCGGCCCTCGACGCCGAGGGCTACCTCAGCCGGGAGCCGTTCCCGAAGTGACCGATCACCACATGCCAGATGTCATGGTGACTCCCCGCGCCGTCTACTTCGACGGCCGGGAGTTGCCCTGGTACATCGCCAAGGATGGCATCTCGTTCACGCCTGGCGGCCACGACGACATCAACCGGCTGACCGTCGAGTTCCTCGTGGGTGACGTGACGTTCAAAGACCAGTGGGAGATTGACCACGACGCCGAGTGGGCCTGGCTGCGCCGGTCGGTCTGGCTTGAGTCCCGCGTCCAGCTCCGTGCGCTCGACAATCTCATCGAGGAGTACTGCCGATGATGGAAGACCAGGACCACGAGTTCTTCGACATCCTCTACCAGCAGTGGGCGCAGACCACCGGGGTGGAGAAGGGCTACTGGGTCGTTGAGCACGATCCCGACGAACACCTCCCGTGGCAGTTGTTCGCGGTCGACCAGGTGACCGAGGAGCGTCGGTGGGTCGGTTCGTTCCACCGCGAGGAAGACGCTGACTTCGTCGCCGGTCTCCACGGCGCACTCCCCGATCTGATCCGTCGACTGCACGACGCGACCGATGAGGCCGTCCGCAAGGACGAGGCCAACGACATCGCTCAGGGTCAGCTCGCCGAGGCACTCCTGGAGGTCGCCGGCCTCAAGGCCGAGATCCTCGAACTGGAGAAGCGCCTCGACTCATGAGATGGCCGTTCCGACGCCGGCCGAAGGATCGCTGGCCCGAGTGGCGACCGGACATGCTCGTCACTCCGGAACAGCGGTCCATCACCGGCTACTACACCAACCCATACGCCTTCCGGATGGAGGAGGCACTCATCCCCAAGGAGCGCTCATGAAGACCATCGTCGCCCTGCTGCTACTCGCCGCCTTCGTCCTGGGCCTGACGGCCTGTGATGGCGGTGCCACCACCGGAGGTGGCGGGGATTACTCCCCCAGCATCATCTTCATGCCGATGCCGAACGGCACCCTCTTCCCGATGATCGTCTGAGAATCGTCACAGTGACAAAAAGCCCCGGAGGGGCTGGGCATTTCGCCTGGCTCTTCCGGGGCCTTTTTTTGTGCCTTCTAAATACATAGGAAACCTATGCATTAGATCTCTTCGATCACCGTCTCAGAGGACATAAGTCCGTCGAACTGGATGCGGTTCTGTGGATCTCGGGCGTAGTCGTGTCCGTCGATCTGCGAAGCTGCCCTCAGCGCGTCCTCCCTGGAACTGAACAACAGCCTTGCGGTGACAACATACCTGGTCAAGTCTCCTCGATTCCTCTAGTGCTCGACTCCTCAAGGACTCGAATCCTCGAATCCTCTAGAGGTCGAAGGTTGGGTACTCAGGCTCTTTGGGCCGCGGGCCGGCCTTGATCCGCGGCACGACCAGCTCATCGATGATCGCGCTCACCGAGGTCTCTTCCTCGAACGCTAGGCGCTTGAGCGCGGTCACTGTGGATCTCGGGAGGTAGATGCCCAGCGTGACCATCTCGGGGCCTCTCCTGAGAACCTCGTGGGCCTTCTTCGGCTTGATGCCTTTGGCCCTGGCCTCCTGTGCCTTCTTCTTCGCCTGCTCCAGAGGGCTCAGCTCAGACACCGACAACCACTCCCTCCAGTTCTCCCCACACGTCCCAGTACGCCTCAAGGTCTACGGGCATCGTCCCGAACGCTCGCTTGATCGACTGGCGGTGGGTAACCATCGTGTTGAACACCGGCACTCCCCTGGTCTTGAACATCACCCTGACGCGGTCCACCATCTTGGCTCTGAGGTCGACTTGCGTCATCAGCACCAGAGACGGCACCTGAACCGTCAGGTTCAGGGTGGGGAATACCCGCTCGACTTCGATGGGCGAAGCCCCGCACGGGATGATCACCAGATCCGCGCCGGCAATCGCCTGCTGGATCAGATCGGACGTACCCGGCGGGGTGTCTACGAGCACCAGCTCCTTGTCCGGGAGCGCCAGTCGATCTGAGCCGTCGAGTACCTCGAACGGCATCCCTACCCCCCGCTCCGCGGCGGTCTTCACCCACTTTGATGCCGACTTCTGTGGATCTGCGTCGACCACCACGGTCTCCACGCCGTTGCGGGCAGCCGCCGTCGCTAGATACATCGCGGTCGTGGTCTTACCCACGCCACCCTTCGTATGCACTATCGAGATCGTTGTCATGAGATGCAGATTACTCGACTACTCGAGGAGTCGAGAGCTCGACACTCCGAGGACTCGAAAACTTGAGGACTCGAGTACTCGAGGAAATTTGACCTGGCAAGACGACACGCCGAGACCGGCGTGTTACCGAGTGCTGAGGAGTTCTCGAGCTAGAAATAGCGAAGCCCCCCAGGTTGGCAGACCTATGCGGGGGGCGTGAACGCTAACCAAAACGCAGGGCTAGCCTAACAGCTCCCTGCCCGAGAGAAAGGGCCGACACACGGCTTTATGCGGGCGAGTTGAGCCGTGCTGCCACAAATCAACCGCTTCCTGCCGCGCCCTCCCGTACCTAATACGGCGGGTCGGCGTTGTACTCACTCCCTGAGAATCCCAGGACAGGCTGGGCTCCGAGCTGGTGGATCGCGACCGCTGGTGACGAGTGGATCTGCAGCTCCTTGGCCAGAAGCGGGTCAAGGGGCCAGAGGTGGTGGCGCGACAGACCGTGAGTGGCCAATGGGGATAACCCACCGGGGGGTCGTAACCGAGCCGGGACACCTATGTCTTAGACCGCTTCCTCCGGACCCTCTTGACCTTCGGCGGCAGGTGTGTCCGCTGCGGGAACTGCGGTGACGGGGACCAGGGCATTGATGCGCCCCTAAGCCGCACCGAGATAGGTGCAGGTAACGATCGATTGCGCCCAACCTGCCCACGGTCGTCCAAACCCTTCGACTGCGCGATTCGACCCGGTGTTCTGGTATGCGCAGATGTCGAACCAGTCATCCTCGGTGAAATGAACGACGTAGTTCGCAACGGTGTTCTCGTAATCCCAGTCGGATACACGCACCGTTCCCGCTCGGTGCATCGTGCCCAAGCCTTGAACATTGCTGCCGTAGAGGGAGTTGGCCGCCCTGGACTCGCTGATAAGCTCCAGCATTCCTTGTTGCGTCCCCGTTGGAGGCGGGTAGTCGATCACCACTTCACGACGCAATCCCACTGTGCGTGCCCCAGTGGTGTCGCCGTCCCAGCTCACCGAAAATTCGATCTGCCACAACCCTCTCAGCGAGAACCGCCAGCGGGTATTGCTGCCATCCTCGAAGGTGACAGAAGCCGATCCGGTTTGCACCCACCCAGACAGCGGCGTGATGCCCGAATTTGGGATGGTGACGTTGTTCTGCAAAATAAGCATGACGTAGGGGCGGCCCGCACCAGTGCCGCCTTCCCCGCCGATCTCGGCAGGCAGGTTGGCCAAAGGTACGACCGCCTCCGAATTCAGCGGTGCAACACCATCCGGTGCCCCCTTCCAGCCGAGCGGCATGTACGTGCTCGACAAGTCGGGCATCTGTGCCCCGCCGACCTTCCCACTGCCATCGAGAATCGGGACACCGCCCGCAGTGTTCGTCACCAACGACGACGTCGGCACCTTCCCCGACCCGTTGAGCTTCGGCACACCATTCGGCACGTCGGTCTCCAGATACGACGTCGCGATCTTGGTAGACGAGTTCAGCGGCGCAACACCGTTCGCGGCACCCTTCTGCGACAGCGGGATCGCGCTGGCCGAGCCGCCGCCGAACCACTGGTTGAACCAGTCCTTGACGGCCTGGACCAAGGAGTTCACCGGGGTCACGACGTTGCCGGCGAGAATCTCGGTGATCTGGTTGAGTACCGTCTCCATCTGCGACAGACCAGAGACGACGCTCTTGGGGATCGTGCCCAGCACTGCTGCTGGGTTGGTCAGCAGATCCTGTGCCAGGTCAGTGACATCATCCCACGCCTGCGCCGCGGCGCTCTGGATCGCCTCCAGCTCGTCGGACAGGTCAAACAGACGGTCCTGCAGGGTACCGGTCGGTGTGATGCCCAGCGCCGTGAGGAGCTGGTCGATCATGTGCCTGAACCACTCACCGGCCGACAGGATCGCCTCGACAGCGTCCTCGACGGTCGACTCGACACCGTCGGTGATCTTGTCGAGGAACTCCTGCCACTTGTCGAGCCGCAGGAACTGCACCACGTCGGTGAGCCCGTCCATGATGGCGTCGACAGCGCCAGCGACAGTGTCGAACGCACCCTCGACCACGTCGGGGAGCAGCGGCTTGAAGGTCTCCAAGACCTCCAGCGGCATCTTGAGCAGGTACTCCCGCAGCAGACTCAGCCCGTTGGCCAGCGACGGGGCCGGCACCTTGAACATCCCGCGGATGATCTGCTCGGTGTATTCCTGGCCGAAGTTGAAATCGCCGCCGCCGATGACGAATGCGCCACCGGCATCAACGGCTCCGAACTTATTGCTGGGGTATGACAATCATCCTCCTGAAGTGCAAGCGGCGCGGAGCCGATCACCTTCGATGCGCTCGCGGCGCTCAAGGTTGAGTGACTCGTTGATCTGGTGAAACCCGTGGAGAACGATCTCCTTCAGGTCGCTGATGTCGTCTTTGACCGCGCTCACGTCGGCCTTGACGGAGTCCAGGTCGTCCCGCAGGTTCGTGTCGTGGGTGTTCGACACCTGGTGGTCGATGCGCCTGAGCTTGAGCCAGACTGGGGCCACCGACCCGACCAACCCGCATAGCGCTACGAAGGCCAGCAGAACGACTTCGAGGGTGTTGTCGGGGTTGAACACCTCAATCAATCGAACACCTCGGCCTCTGCTGGGCCCGGCCGGTCGTACTTGATCCAGCCGTCGCGCTCGTACTGGTGGAGCATCGCTCGGTTCTCCTGTTCGGTCAGCTCCCGAATGTTGGGGATGCGAACCGGCTCAGGGTCCGGCTCGTCCTTCCGCACCCATCGGGCCGCGTTGTTCATGTCGTGCCGTTGTCCTCGGAAGGGCGGCTGGAACTTGATCTCCTGCTCCGGGAGCTGGCTGACGTGGATGTAGCCGTTCTCATCAGCCAGTCCGCGGATCCAGTCGACGTGCCGGAAGCCCGCCTTCCACAGGTGCTCTGACCAACCGGACAGGTAGAGCGGGTTCGTGATGGCCCCGGTGCCCGCGATCATCGGCAGATTGCGGAGCGCCCAGGCGACGTGCTCTTTCGGGTCGTTGGGGTTGTGGTCTTCCTGAGACGGGATCAATGGCGAGCCTTCCGGTTTGATTCGGAAAACGGCCCCGTTCCGCTGTCAACGGAACAGGGCCATTAACCGAACGGTGGGTTACAAGATCCCCGCAGTACCCAGAGCGCCGTTGACGCGCCGGATCTCTTCGAGGATGTGCAGGGCAGGGTTCTTCGGTTCGCGGTAGCCGATCTCGATCTCCAACGGCTTGGGGCCGTCCTTGTCGATGCGGTACTTGATCCTGCGGATACGTTCCACGAACAACTGGTGTTCGACCGGGTAACCGAGAACCGACGTGCCGACGCGATCTCCAATCCAGCAGTGCCCGTAGGGCTTCGGAGCGAAGATGTACGGTGCCGCGTCAGACACCTTCAGGGTGTGCGCCGTACGCGCACGTGTCTTGTGGATCTCTGCTGCGATGGCCGCGAACGCGGACAGGGTGAAGGCTTTCATCGAGCCCTCGGCCATGCCCTCGTAGTAGTGGAAGTCGCCCAGGCCGGTCAGGACATCTTCGAGCCCCGAGATGGGGAGCGAGATGCCCATCGCCCTCAGCGTGGGGATCTCCATGAACGCGCCGATCACGTCCGTGTACAGAGGCTGCAACACGGCGTCGATCAGGCCGCCCAACGGCGGCAAGTCGATGGCTAAGCCCGCGGCCGCCACAGCTGGGATCGCGGCGATCTGGGTGTTGATGAACGATGTCAGCAGGTCACCGCCGATGTTGATCAGCGCCGAGATGCCCTCGTTGATACCGGGAGCCGACTGGCCGCCAGCCAGGAAGCTGGTGTCGGTCGCCTCGTAGTACGAGAACTCACTCGACTTGATCCCGGTGAGCGGACCCTCTTCCAGCACCACCCACGGAGCCACTGGGGAGGTGCCCAGGAACAGCGGGTTGTAGTACTGGCCGGGGTACGTGTAGTCACCGGAGAACACATCGACGCCCTCGACCTGGCCGTCGCCGGCCAGATGGACAATCGCCCGGACGAAGCCGGTCAGCCACGAGCCGCCGAACGCGGTCTCGGTGCCCCAGCCCGAGTTGTCCTCGATGTCCCAGACAACGCAACCGTCCCGCAACGGGATGAGCTGCAGCAGATCCTCCACGAGGTCGATGCCCCACAACCCCTTCAGGTCGTTGAACGGGTGCGGGTCGCGGTCCTTGATGTACCGCCGGCACGTCAGCGTGAGCTGGTGATCCTCGAGGATCTGCTTGGCCGTGTCGTAGAACGTCCCGAACCGGCTGAACACCAGCGTGATCGGCGAGTTGTCCAGCAGGAAGGGGAACGGCTTGACGATGTTCCGCCAGTTTGCTGGGTTGAAGCTCGGCCCCATCCACTCGTTGAGATCCGTGGGATCGTCGGGGAGTGTCCAGAGACTCGTCTCCAGTCGCAGCAGGTTGACGAACAGCGTCACCAGCAAACACCACTTCGCCGGCCCGAAGATGATCCAGGCCTTCGGAAACTGCAGCTCAGGGCGCAAGAACGGGTTGCACCAGACGCGGATGTGCTTCGCCTGCTCGAAGTCGTGCAAAAACACGATCTCTAGGTAGGCGTCCCCCTGATCGGTCTTGACCACGCGGTAGTGGTCCATCAGACCGGACCAGCGAGCGCCCTGCTTCTCGATGACGATGATGACGTTGCGCTTTGCTCGACCGCGGTGGTTCATCACCCACTGGGCCAGGTAGTGGTCCAGGGAGAGCTCCAGCGTGGCGGTGCCGGTCTCGTTCTCGATGAACTCCCACTCGATCATCCGTTCACCGGCCACCAGGCCGCGGAGCCGGAAGTCGCCGTCCCGCAGCTCGATCTCCGGATGCTTCAGCCGCTCGCGCTCACGGGCCTCGTGGCGCTTCTGGATCTTCATCCACAGCTCGGCCGCCTGCTCGGCGCTGGTCAGTCCGCTCATTCGAGCCCCCAGGGACGCGACCACGGCCGCGGCAGACGCAGGGTGATCACCTGCCCCGGAGCGCATCCCGATGCGTCGATGACGAACTCACGCTCCTCGGTGTAGGGCGGGATCATGTGCCGGAACCGCACACCGTTCATGCGGGCCCAGACCTGCGAGCCCGACTCAGAGCTGATCTGCTCCTTGCGGCGGTCGGTGTCGATGACGCAGTTCTCGCCGTAGATCAGCCCCGGCGTCTTGATGCGCCGGTTGGCGTACTGCTCGTCCTCGAACGAGTAGTCCGGGATAACGAACTGCGTGAACGGTGCTCGCTCCCACGGGATCTCGACCCCCGGCGGGAACGGCCAGGGGAACTCGGGGATCTTCTCGGTCGAGCCGGGAACGGTCCACTTCGGCGAGATGTACTGGTCGGTTGGGTTCACGCCGCCGTTGAATCGGTCGACCTTGATGGTCAACGTCTCCTTCGGCAGCTCCTCCCACGGCCACGGGGGAGTCCACCAGTTCGGGTCAAACCTGGTGTCGGTCTTGGTCTCTGCCACGAACACCCGGTCGTCCTCGTACCAGAACGGGTCGTAGGAGACGCACGACATGATCGTGGTGTTGATCGGGTTGCCCCGCGGATCGGTCCGCATCGACACTGTCGGTGACTCGAACAGCCAGACGTACAGGTAGCGCGTCCCGGAGTCCGGGGTGGTCACGATGATCTTCGCCGGCCGGTCGAACGCCCAGGCCCGACGCCAGACGGAGTCCCGCGACAACCACGAGTTCGGACCGGTCTTCGCATCGTTGAGGATGTGGACCGGGAAGATGATGTCGCGCTTGAGGACTCGGTGGTTCAGGTAGCGAGCGCCGGGGTAGTTCCCCGGCTCTTCGAAGACGACCTTCACCGGAGGGTCGTAGAAGAGAGCCTCTAGACCCTCCGGCGATTCGGCGAGGTAGATGCCCTCGTCGCCGGTCGTCAAGTTGAATCGCTCGCCGTTGACACCCTCGACCTCGATGATGGTGTCAGTGGCGATCAATGCGTACCTCCTCGGTGTATGTCAAGTCAGCGGCCGAACTGAGCGAGGGCCCGCTTGGACTCCTCGCGGTCCTTGATCGACAGCGCCTCATCGACAGAGCCGATCTGGAACACGTAGTTGATGCCCTCGGTGATGGCCTTGGAGATGAAGCCGTTCCCGCTGATGCCCAGGTCCGAGAGGAACTGCTGGCCCGTCGCCTTCGCGAAGTCGATGGGGGTGTTCATCAGCTTGGAGATCGACTGCTCCAACGGCCCGACGCTGTCGCTGGCGGACTCGCTGTACTCGTTGGTCAGGTCGAGCATCTCCTTCTGCAGAGACAGCTCTTCCTTCAGAGCGCGGATGCGGTCGACATCGGCCTTCAGCGCCTCGTTCTTGGTCATCTTGTACTGGTACTCAAGGGCTTTCGCCTGCGACTCCAGCTTCTTGATCTCAAGTCCGAGGGTCTTCTCCATGCGGTCGAGCTCCTGGGTGGAGAACCCGCTGACCACCGCCGTGGGGTCTTGCCCCGAGGCGAACGCGTCAGCGACCTGACCGGCCAGCGACTTGGCCTGGTCGAGCACCGGCTGCCAGCCCTTGTCCAGGCCGAGAGACATACCCTCACCGACGCCTTCACCGATGCGGATGAAGACCTTCGACGGCGAGTTGATCTCCAGAGCGCCCTTGGCAGCGTTCTCGGCTGCCTGGGCCAGTGCAGCGGCCTTGGCCACCACAGTCCCGGTGCTCGCCTCGATGCCGGCGGCCAGGCCGGCACCCAACTGGGAGCCAGCGGCTTGACCGACGCCGTAGAGCCCCGACAGGGCCGACTCGATCTGTCCGGGCCACGTCTGGACCTCAGCCACCACCCGAGAGCCTGCGCTCTTGAACGAGTCCTCCAAGCCGCTGAGCGCGGAGGTCGCCGCCGCCTTCATGTTGTTGACCGCGGTCGTCACATGACCCGGCAGGCTGTCCCACGCGGCCTTGAACGCATCGAAGTTCGGCGCGGGAAGCGTCTCACCGGTGAGGCCCTGCGACAGGGCACCCTTCACCTGCTCGGTGACGGTGTTGATGAAGTTCCCGTACGCCTGGACCTCTTGCTTGGCCGGTTCGGTGTCCGGAGGCGGGATCTGGACTGGCGGCTGGTTCTTCAGGTTCTCGGTGGCCTGAGCGAACTCGTTGACAATCGCCATCGGGCCTTCACCGGCAGGGGCTGCGCCCTGCGGGTTCAACGCCCCGGTGAACAGTTGCTCCAGACCGGCAGCTTGGTTCTTGGCTGTCTCACCGACGTTGTTGATGGCCTCGTTGAGGTTGTTCGCCGACGTGGTGGCCTGGTCCATGTCATCGCGGGCCCAGTCGATGTACGTACCGACCAGCGGGATGCCCTGCAGCATCGAGCGCCACAGGCTGCCCTCACCGTCGGCGTCCTTGACCGGGGCCCAGTCACGCATCTTCTCGAGCGAGGTCGAGATGGCGCTGATGACCGTGGCCACGTCCTCGAACATCGTCTTCATCTCGGGCAGAAGCTCGTTGACGATCTGCCGAAGATCGGCCGCGAACTCCTTGAGGATCTGGCCGAACCGGGGGTCGGCCATCCACTCGAAGCCGACCGCGGCCATGTCGGTAACCAGGCCGAAGATCTCACCTAGCGTGCCCTTGAGGGTGGACAGCGCCGTGTCGAGCTCCGACACGCCGTTCTCGTTCGGCGTGGTGATCTTGGTGACCCAGTTCTTGAAGTCGTCTGCCAGACCGCTCATCTGGGTCGCCAAGCCGGGGAGCTTGGCGGCCACCTTGTCAGTCAGCACCACGAGCTCGTCGGTGAACGTCTTGACCGCGGGCTGGGTGTTGGACAGCGCCTGAGCAACGCTGTTGATCGTGCTCTCGATGCCGCCCATGCTGTCGCCGGTCACGGAGTCGGTGACGCCCTGGAGCATGTCCGAGAGCCCGTGGGCCACCTTGGGCATCGACCGCTCGAGCATCGGGAAGACGGTCTTGAGCTGATCGAAGATCGGCCCGAGACGCTTCTCGAACGTCGTGTTCATGACCGACTTCAGGTCTTCGAACGGCTGCTTGAGCCGCTCGGCGGCCTTCGCGATACCCTCCATGCCGAGCGCCACGGCCGCGATGGGCGTGCCGATGGCGGCTACCAGCGCGGGGATCGTCGTCAGCGCTGAGGACAACAGACCAAGCGCCGGCACCACGATGCCTGAGATCACGCCGGCAATGGCGACGTAACCGGCTGGGTTGATACCGGTGCCGAAGTTCGGCATGAGGAACTTCAGGTCTTTGAGCGCAGACAGCGCCCCGCCGGCGGCCTTGGTCACGCCGCGGGTGAGGGCTGCCTTGCCGACCGCGAGCTCGGTGTCGATGCGGACACCCTTGGCTCCTTCGGCCTTCAACTGCGCCATCAGGCGCTTGAAGTCAGCACGGGTCTGGGCGGTGTTGAGGTGGGAGTTGACCTCGATGTCGCCCTTGAGAGTCCGCTCGATCTCCTCGAGATCGTTCTTGAGCTGACGACGGAAATGCTTGGAGTCGGGGTCGACCTTGACCGAGATCCGTGCGACCTCGACGCCGGTCGACATCCCGGCTTTTCTAGCCATTCAGTAGCTCCTTCTTGCGGCGCTGGGCGGCCATCATCGACGCCGCGATGGCGGCGAACGAGCCAGGCTTTGGACGGTGCTTGTTGTCGTAATCGCCAGGAGTCGGGAACGGCTCTGGGGCTTTGGGTTTCGGCTTCTTCGGGTCGCGGTTGACCAACGCGTGGATGTGGTTGTTGGCCAGCAACGCGTTGACCGCGGCCACCGCCGCGTACCTGTCGGGATCCCAGCCCATGTACTGCGGACCGCCCTGCCGACTCGCGTAGAACGCGCTGTCGGTCGGCAGCCACAGGATCAGGGCCAGGATCATCCGCGGCGAGAACTTGCTCTCGTCGGATAACAGCTCCCGAAGATCAACCCGGTAGTAGTGCAGGAGATCTGCGAAGATCGCCTCGCCGTGCTTGTCGATCAGGCCGGCGAGGGCTTTGCTTCCCCCAGCTGAGTCCTCCGGATCCAGCTCGTGATGAGCTGCGTGTGCAGGGTCACCTTGACCTGCGGATCTTCGTGGTCGAGCTCGGCCAGCAGACGCTTGGGCTTGTTGGCGACCAGCTTCAGAACCTTGGCGACCTTGTCGACCACGGCCTCGACGTACGCCTCGACGGCCTCCTGGTCTTCGTCGTCCTCGGGCTCCTCGATGTCTTTGATCTCATCGACCACAGCGAGGATCTCCTCTCGCGCCTTCTCGCCGAGCTTCAGGAGCGGCTTCAGCTCCACGACGGAGCCGTCCGACAACTCGACGGGCAGCGGGGAGAATCGACGGACCGTCTCTTCACGGATGACGTCGAGCTTGAGAACGTTGGACATGGGTAGCGGACCTTTCTTCTGTTGGCGGGCTTATGAATTGAGGTGGAGGGGGAGGCAGGCCCGCCAAGGAAACCTCCCCCTCCGGGTCAGGTGGCTGTCAAGCCTGGATCAGTCCCCACCGCCACCGCCGCCGCTGGGCGGGGCGACGTTGAACAGCTCTTCGTTGATCCAGTAGAACGGCAGCTTGTCCTGGTAATCGAGGTAGGTGAACCGGACCGGCAGCGCCGCAAGGTCATCGATGGGGAGCTCGATGGCTTCGTCGCGCTTCACGCTCGTCTTGAACGAGTGGTGTCCGAGGCGCAGGTCGCCATCCTCGATGATGATCAGCAGCGCCTTCTCGTTGGTCTGATTCGGCTTGTAGCCGAACACACCGGGATCGGTCGAGCCGTTGGGGCCGTAGTACAGCTCGAGAGCTTCCTCATCGAACTGGTGCAGGACCACCGACACGAAGTCGACGGGATCCTCGCCGTAGACCTCCCGCAGCTTCTTCTTCTGCCACGAACCCTTCATTTCGGGTTCGCCGCCTTCGAAGCCGAACTCGGGCAGGGTGTTCCGGCTGGTGTGACCAACCGACCTCCAGGCGCTGCTACCGCCGCTCCACGAGCTGGTGTCTGTCAAGTTGAGCGTCTTCAGTTGAGTCGGGGTCGGCGCAGCCGTGCCCTCCGGGCCGACGTACACGTACCCGACGGCAGCGGTAAAGACCGCATCGTCGTTCAATGCCATTGGTGGCTACCTTTCGGTTAGGTGGTGGATCTCGGTTTGCGGACGCCGAGCCTGATGAGCCCCTGGATGCGCCAGGAGTCCTGGAAGAGGGAGCTGAACTGGGTCGCGCCCATCGTTTCGTATATCGACTGCAAATAGCCTGCGGGCGTTTGGGTTCCGTTCTTCACCGCGTCGTAGAGCACTTCGAGGGCTGTTTCGTACAGCTCCTCGCACTCGATGAGTCCCTCTGTGGAGTAGGCCGTCATCTCGATGACCGGCAGGTTGTGGATCGTCGGGGCGTTCGGGTTCCGGATGCCGCCGATGCGACGGACGTTGATCATCGGGAACTCACGGAAGTCCACGTCAGGAACCCACGTCGTGATCGTCACGCCGGCCAGTCGGGGATCGCCTCGCAGAATCGGAACCACCACGCTCTGGACGCGGGGAAAGTCCCCCATGCGACCTCCTATGTCGTGGTGTGCCCCCCGTACGCCGCGCGGGTCAGGATGTACGTGGGGTCAGGCGCTTTGGTCTCTCTGCCGTAGACCGCGGGATCGAAGACACCCGAGGGCGCGTGACCGAACTCCAGCGCCATCGCGTTGGGGGCGTGGAGGATCGTGTAGCAGTCCACGTCGTGCTCGGCCGTCTCGATCTCGGCCGGGAAGTAGCCCTCCGGTGTGATGCGGCTCGTGGCGTTGGCCGCGGCCAGGTTCGCCCTGGCGCGACCGGACACGTCGCGGTTGACGCGACGAACGGCCCTCTTGGTGTCCTTGTGCCGGGCTGCTGCGGCGTTGGCGTTGGCATAAACAGTGGCCATCAGAACCTCTTTATGACGTAGTCGACTCGGGATGTGGCCGGGGACATGTCGTATACGGTGGCGTCACCGAACACCGCCCAGCGCTGCCCACGCCACTCGATCTGCGACTGCGCCCCGAGGATCCCGTGCTCCTTGGTGAAGGACCGCGGGAACCGCATCTTGTAGACCTTCTCGGTCTCGAAACCCTCGTTGTCCTGCTCGGCCCGTCGTGCCGACGTACCCGACTGGTTCTGCACCTGGAACCGGGCGATGGCCGGGATACCGGTGGTCGACGGACGCGTGCGGATGTTGCCGTCCGCGTCGGTGACGACTTCCTCTGGGTAGACGATGCACGGCTGGTACCGGGCACCGGTGTCGAGCAAGCTCACTTCTGCTTCCTCTCGACGTTGCCCCACTCGATGCGCCAGTCGTGAACACACCGGCACACCGGGGGAGTGGCGTCGTGGTCGCACTGGTGGGCGTTGACCACGTCCGGGGTGACTGCCGGCGTGCCAGGCGGGTAGACGATGGGCCGCCGGAAGACCTGCCCGCTCATGTCGGCATCACCACGTTCGGGACGATGACGAACGACCGCTGAAGGCTGTTGACGCCCAGGATCTCCCACTCCTCGTCCAGGATCTGCAGCTTGCCGCTGGTCAGATCTGCCTGGAGCTGGTAGGTGTACGTGCCGTCCGTCTCCGACAGGTAGCCCTCGGGGTTGCGGACGAGACGCAGAACGGCGTCAGCCTCGATGTCGATCAGATCGGCCCGGAACGTGGTGCTCGTCGCGACCTTGAGATCCAGATCAGGGATTCGACGCATGATCATGCGCTCGACCTGAGCGAGACGACGCTCGATCAGCGTCATGACCTCGGGCTCGGGCTCCTTGGCCCAGAGCTCGACCACGTCTTGTGCGGTCGCGTACGCCACGGGTTACTCCTTCGGTTCGACCTTCTTGCGGGGAGCCCGCTTCTTCGGAGCGGGGGCCGGCGCTGGCTTCGGCTCGTCCGCGGCCACCCAGTAGCCAGAGGCGATCAGGCCCTCGGCCTGCTCGTCGCTGACCACGGCGATCCCGCCGTTGAACTTCGACTTGATTCGCATGTGGCTCCTTTCAGACACCCCGAAAGGGGCCCCCGAAGGAGCCCCTCTCGGTGGATGTCAAGTTGAGGTTATTCCTCTTCGCCCTCGCCCGGCGTCGAGCCGCCGCCGCTGGTGACGTTGGTCAGCGCGACGAACGCCTGCGGGTCGTTGACGTGCATGGCGTACTCGGCCTCGACACGGACTGCGACGAGGTTGTGCTGCCACAGCGAGACGAAGTTCGGCGAGCTGGGCGTACCCAGGTTCAGGGTCGCCTGGTCCGTCACGTCGTAGCTCAGGCCGCCGACCTGGCCCCAGATGATCTGGCGGAAGTCGCCCTGGAAGCCGACGATGTCGTCCTCAGCGACGTGGTCGCTCAGGATGGTCGGACGGCTGACGATCCGGCCGGAACGGAACGGAGAAGCGGCCTCGCCGTAGGTGGACTCGATGAACAGCGGGCGGCCGTTCTTGTCCTTGGCACCGTTCAGGATCGGCTCGGTGATGTCGTCCAGAAGGGTGTGGGTCCACTTCTTGCCGTCGTTCACCAGGAGCGACAGGCCGTTGACGGCCACCGCGTCGTACACGGTGAGATCCGGGTCCGAGCCCGCCGAGGGATCCACCAGCGAGATCGACTTGGTCGTCTGCGCGATGTAGGTCGGGAACGGCGAATCGGTGCCGTGGATGGCCGCGGCGTCGAAGGCCATCGCGAACGCGGTCGCCACCTTGGTACGCATGGTGCCCAGGTAGTTGGCGGGGTTCGCACGGACGGTTTCCGCAGACGCCACGAAGATCGTCGCGATCTTGTGAGGCGCGATGGTCTGCGAGGTCATGTTGCCCTTGGTGATGGGCTTCATGTCGCCTTCACCGATCCACGCGGCGCTCACATCCCCGACCCAGTGGGGGATCTTCTGACCGGTGGCACCCATCGGCACCTTCTGGGCGAACTGCTGAACGATGGAGGTCTTCTCCGCCTCGGCGAAGTAGTCCTGCACCAGCTCGGGCTCCAGGTAGCCCTGGAACATGGTGTCGCCCGTCTGGGCGATCTGGCTGTGGTTGACCTGGAACGTGGTTCCAGCGGCCATGTGAATCTCCTTGTCTCAGAGAGGGTTACTTAATCCCCAGTGCGCCCTTGATGGCGTTGAGGATCGGGTCTCCGTTGAGGGGAATGTCTTTCTTCCCGCCGAAGCCCTGGGTGGGGTCGAACCCGGCAACTGGCTTCTTCTCGAAGCCCCCGATGAGCTCGAGGTTTTCGCGAGCCGACGCTTCAATCGACTCCTTGTCGGTGCCCTGCAGGATCTTCGAGAACTGAAGAACCTTGTCGCTGGGCACTTTTGCCTCCAGCGCGGTATGCAGCTTCTGGAGCTGGACCCACGCGTCACCGAGCTGTTTCTCGAGTTCGGCGTATGCGGTGTCGCGGGCTGCGAGCTCAGCCTGATGCTTCTCGTTCAGCTCCTTGACGGCCGCTTCAACGGCGTCCTTCTTTGCGATCCGGGCAGCCGCGGCCTCCTGTCGCAACGACTTGACGTAGTCCTCGTCGTAGACCTTCGGGGCCGGTTCCAGCGGCTTGTCGTGGACCACCGGGGTCGCGTCGCCGGCCGGAGTGCTGTCGGGAGTTACATTGTCGGACATTGGATTTCGCCTCCTGGGCATGTTGAATGGAGCCCACCTGGGGCTCGGGTGAACTACGCAGCGAATGCGTAAGATGGGACGGTGATCTCGCCTCGTTCGAGGCGGCGACGGAGCGCGTTGAGCGTCTCCTTGTTCACGTTGGTCGTACGGGCCTTGCCTGACTCGATCCGCCGGTCAGCTTCACGACCGGCCTCGATCCAGAGCTGCAGCGCCTGTTCCTGTGCGGCCTTGCCAGGCCAGTTCTCCACGTCGAACACGGGGACCACGAGGCAGTCGCACCCTGCGTGCCACTCCTCTATGTGGTCCCTGGTCAGCTCCCGGAGCTTGCCGAGGTCACCTCCGGTCTCGTCCCAGAGGTCGACCACGGTCTCGGTGTCCAGGTGCAGACCCGCGGTGTCAGACGACAGGTACTCGGGTCCACGCGAGATGAGCATCAGACACCAGGCGCATGTCTCGCGCCCGGTGGCCACTCGCGCCCAGCCCTTCACGATCCGCTGGGCTGGGTCGTTGTTGACCGCGCCGATGATCTGTCGGCGGCCGGCCATCTCCACTTCACGGACCGCCGTCAAGGCCAACCTGGTCACCGCTTGCGGAGGGGAGTCGGCCTGCGACATCCCCCGCCGTGCGGGTTCCATGTTCTTGACGAACCACTCCCACTTGAGGTCGCTCCGCAACCTCTCGTTGCGGGGAAGCTCAGGGTGATGGAGTGCCCGTTGGGAGTCGTAGAAGACCCGGCCCAGGTCGGCCGCTTCCACGTACCGACGCTGGACCTCGGGGAACAGGATCCTCAGCAGCTCGATCCACTGGCCGATGTTCAGTGCCGGCCCGGTGAATAGACGAGCGAACCTCTGGACGTAGCTGGCAACGCCCGCAGTGATCACGGCCTGGGAGGCCGCATACTGCTCAGGCGTCAGGACGCACCACTCCCTTCAAGAGCCGGCTGGGGCTTCGGAACGGCCACGGGGCTCGGGGTGCCCTCGACGGACGGATCCTGGTCGACGTAGGTGTTGATCAGGCCAATGCCCATCGCGGCCTCTTCCTCGTCCCAGCGGCGCATCTCGGCACGCTCGGCAATGGAGTAGCCCATGTCCTTACGAGCCCGCTCACGCGGGATCACGCCCTGGCCGTTGCTGTAGAGCTTGACCGCGGCGTCTGCCAGCGCGGCGTACGTCGGCGTCGACGGATCGCGCCAGACGGTCTCCATGCGGAGCATGTCCGGCGGCACCTCGCCGCCCTTCATCAGCCGGTAGGCGATCCGCATGGCCTCTTCCCACGCCCCGCCGAAGATCAAGTTCTTGCGCTCGACCTTCTTGATCAGACGGCTCTCCGCGGCCCTGATGGCCTCAGCTGAGGCCGGGTTGTCGCTGGCGGTGCTGAGGTACTGAGGAGGTAGCCCCGTGTACGCAGCGACCTGCTTGGCGATCTGATCGAGGGCGTTGGTGAAGTTGGCGAGCTCGGCGGCCGAGAACTGCTGGATCTTACCCTCGGCGTCCTCGAACGCCAGGATCCGGGCCAGGTACGCGTCGAAGAACGTCTGGCCGGTCTCCGGGTCCACGCCGATCTCTTCGGGCTTGATGCCGAAGATCAGCCGCTGGGGGACGCCCATCAGCTCGGCCGTGGCCTGCATCAGCATGAGGATGCGTGCCGCGGCGTCGGTCATCGACCGCAGCTCCGGAGTGATCTCGCTGGTGCCGTAGAGGTCGGACAGCCGCGTCCGGTTCGGCAGCGGCACAACGGGAACGACGCCGAGGCCGTGCTGGTCGTTGAACCAGTCGTACCACTCGTTGTCCTGCTTGAACCAACCGAACGTGCCGGTAGGCAGGTACAGCGTGGCAGCCTGGACCTCGTTGCCCTCTTCGTCGTAGGCGACTCGGATCGCCTTGGCCACCCGGCCGATCCGGGGGTCGATCTGGGCGTACATCCGCGTAGGCGGCTCGACCCGGATGATCGGGATGTTCGGATCCCAGCTCAGGTCGAGCTGCGGGTCCGGGCGGCTGATCGTGATGTAGGACCGGCCGTGGACGTATGCGTCGGTGTAGCCCAGCGGGGCCTCGATGTCGAGGTTGTTGGCCTGCCACCACTGCCACAGCTCTTCGTCGGCCTCGTCGGCATCGCCGAGACGGAAACCCTCGACCGACTGCCGCTCCGCGATGGAGTCGACGTACAGCCGCGGGTAGCCGACGTGGGCCAGCAGATCCTGCATGGCCGGGGGAACCGTGACGCCGATGGCCTCTGGCCGGCGCTCAGCCTCGTAGTAGCTGGTGTTCTCGGAGAGGCCGCGGGCGGCTTCCTCGAACGCGGAGATCATCTCGTCCCGCTCCAATGCGGGATCCTGGACCTCCTCGGTACCGGGGAGTGGGGCTGTCATCGGATGATGGCCACCTTCCCGCTACGTGCCTTCTTGCTCATCAGGTAGTCCTGTCTTGCGCCGAACGCGAGGACCGCGCAGACCGCAGCGTCGATCTTTTTGCTGGAGTCCTTCGTGGCCTTGCGAATCGCGATGGCGTCGTAGTTGGTCGGATGTCGTTTGGCGTTCAGAACGTGTTGACGCAGAACCGGATTGCCGTCGTGGTAGAGCTCGCGCTCAATGACCGCGTCCTCGAAGCGCTCGCAGTCGAAGGCGAAGCGCTTTTGCTGGCCGCGCATATCGAATGCCACCGGGTTGTTCGGGCTGGCGTTGACCTTGAGCTTCTTCTTGTACATGCGGCTCCACTGGTCGACGTAGGACTCGAACTCCTTCACGTCGGCCCGGAAGGCGACCACGTCGTACCGCTGGAATGCCGACTGGACTGCGGCGTCCACGTCGTCTCGCGGCACCTCGCCGCCGTGCTTCTTCGGATCCCAGACGTTGAGGAGGAAGAGCATCCCGTCGTCCACGCGGCAGGCGACCAGCGCCGTCCAGTCGTTGGACTTCGACCCGTCGAACCCGAGGGTGATCTTCTGCTTCGGCTGCAGCTTGAACATCGGATCGACCAGCGCCAGGCGGTCCCACTGCTGCGGAGACAGCCAGGAGTCCTCGGACGCGTTGATCTGGTTGAGGAACTTCCGTCGCGACTCGGTGACCGGGTTCTTCGGCGACAGGATCGACTTGACGATGTCGTCCACCGGCAGCCAGGTGCTGTCACCGCGGGCGATGATGATGCCTTCGCGGAGCTTCTGGATGCCCTGCTCGAAGCCCTCCTCGTCCACCTTCTTCGAGGGGATCTCGGAGACCGGGGTGTCGGCCGGCGCTTCCAGTGCGTCGTACATCAGGCCGGTGTCCACGACATTGCCCGCCAGGATGTCGGCGTAGGTGTTGTGGTACTCCTCGCCGACCGTGTCGGTGCCGGGGATGTGGGCGTTGCAGATCGACAGGGTCCGGGCCCCGTCGACCTTGGTCATGTTGCCCTCGATCATCTCCTTCATGGCGTGGCCGTCGTTGACCTTGCCGTCCGGGCCCTGGCCCCACCACTGAATCTCGTTCTGCACCACGAACGTTGGGCGGTTACCCTCCATCGACGCGGGGCTGGCGGTCGCGGCCTCGATGCGGCCTGCGCCGCCGTCGGAGTAGATGATGAACCGGTTGATGTCAAGGTTGTAGTCGGCCTTGAGCTGCTTCGAGATCATCACCGGGAACAGCGAGAACGTGTTCTTCGTCTGGTCCTGGCTGACCGCGGCCACCGTGATCCACGGTGCCGACCGGCGCTTGCCGATGGCCTGGCCGGTTTCATCGAAGTGCGAAAAGGCTACTGGGCCGCAGAGTTCGGCGAGACACAGCGCAGCGACGAACGGATCCTTGCCCCATCCCTTCAGTCGCCGGATCACGCCTTCGCGGTAGACGTAATGGCCCTTCTCGTCTACTGCGTACCACCAGAGGACAAGGCGCACTTGCTCGTCGGTGAGTACGAGCATCTCCTCGTTCTCGAGGAGCCCTGCCTCGGAAAGCTCGATGAGGAACTTGAGCCGACTCGGCTCGTCGTGGCCGCCGGGGGTGTTGACGTACTTGTACAGCCACTGGATGACGCCCCATCCCAGCGTCATCTTGGGGTCAGGCAGAAACCAACTTCCATCTACGGTCTTCTGCCATGACGGCCCAATGATGTGTGGGGGAGACGGGGCAAGCTCCACGTGATGGTTGTTCAGGCTCACCCCGCCTCCTTTCAGCTCATTCGCGGATGCCTGTGTGACCGTTGAGGACTTGAGTCGCCAGCGGCCCCAGCGGGGTGCCGGCCACGGCGCTGCCCAGCGCCTCCTTGACCTTGGCGACCTCGGCTTCAGCGGCGTCCCGTGCTGCCAGCACCTGCTCGACGCCCTTGACGACCTGCTCCGACGCGGAGCTCGTCAGGGTGCCGTCCTTGATCTGCCGGTTGACGCGGACCGCGGCTGTTGCCGGCGCACCAGCGCCCAGCAGGTTCAGCAGACCTGCGGCGATCTGGCCGATGTTCTCGGCCGAACCAGCGTCAATGCCGTTCCACAGCAACAGGATGCCGAGGACGCTGGGGACGATGGTGCCGAGGTAGTAGACGGTCTGTGCGAGCCTGGTGCTCACAGAGTTCCTCTCTCTTCGATGTACCGCTCGAGCACCTCGGGGTTCGTACGCTCGATGTCGGCGATGATGTTCTGGTAGACCCGCTTGGTGACCTCGTCGGTGACCTTGCCCTGACCCTTGGCCGCGAGCACGATCCGATGCAGCTCGTTGAGATCGCCTGCCCGAGCACGCCTTTCGGCGTGGATCGGATGCAGCATGCCGTCGATGCTGTGGATCTTCTCGTGGAGCATCCAGACCTTGCCCTCGCCGGGGGTAGCCAGGTCAGACCACGACTCGTTCTTGTTGAACAAGCACGCGTGGACCTCGCGGAGCATCTTGTCCTGTTCGGGAGTCAATTCGTCTCCTGCGTTGATGAGTGCGAGTAGCTCGTCTCCCAGCGGCAGCGCGAGGTTGTACCGGCGCTTGCGGTCAGCGAGGTTGGTCAGACCGCCGTTGATCCGGCGCGTGACCGTCTCGATGTCCCGCTTGTCGCTGAGGGCGTTGATGTCCGGCCGTTCGACCGTCCAGTACCAGGCCGCACCGATGCCGGCCCACTTCAACTCGGACAGCTCCAGCGGGTGGTCCACGAAGTACGTCGGGCTGTTGACCAGCCCCTTCTTGAACGCCCACTCGGAGAACTTCCGGTAGTTGGCCTTGCCGGTGATCATGATCCAGGTCCGTCCCTTGTAGAGCCGCCCGTCGCCGTCACGCTCCGGGGTGTTGCCCAGGTCCGTGCGGGTGTCGTACGCGTCCCCGCTGGCGTATTCGGCTGTGGCCCTGAAGTCGTCCGACTCGTGGCCGACCTGGGCCAACCACATCGCGATCCGGTTCGGGTTGGTGCATTCGGCCTGGATCAGGCCGTCCCGGACGGACGGCAGCAAGTTCGTTGCCCGGTCGTAGCTGACGCCGGTCGCCCTGGCCAGGATGTCGACGGGATCCTTCTGGCCGGTCTCGATGATCGGCCCCGGCAGGTAGGCCCAGGCCGTGGCGTAGCTGTCCTCGAGCGCTCGGGCGTCGTTGCCGGTCACCAGACCGCGGCCGCCGCGGGACTCGATCCGCATGCCGTCGAAGTCGCCCCACATGTGCGAGTTCGCCCCGCCGCCGGGTCCGTGGTGGAAGGCGATGCGGGCCACGGCATTCGACGGGATGTCACGCCAGTGAGCAACGCGGATCGTGCCGAACGGACCGACGCCGCCGACCGGGATGTAGCGGTAGGACTCGGTGGTCGCGCCTTCGGACTGTCGACCCTGCACGTAGCGGCCCAGCGCCATCTCCAAGACGGTCTGCCAGACCTCAGAGCAGTCGGTGCCCTGTCGGACGTTGCTTGCGGAGAGAGCGCCGCCGTATACGTAGGGGTTGCCGATCCGCGCCCGGATGAACGCCTTGGTGGCTTCGACGTTGGCGCGGGTTACTGCCATGTCTTCCCCTTCCTGGTGTATGTCAAGTCGCAGTGGCACGTTCCCCAGGGCTCGAACCTGGAACCCGCGGCTTTGGAGACCGCTGCTCTACCAATTGAGCTAGGAACGCAAGTGGGGGCTCCCTCCGTGAGATCAGGGAGCCGCCCAGGTCTTATGTGTATGCGCGGTAGTACGCTGCGCCGTCAGCGCCTTTGCCGCCGGATCGGGAGGGGATACCGCCACCAGCAGCGCCGCCGCCAGGCGCGTTTCCACTAGGGCCGTTGCCGGTGGAGTTCACCGAGGTTGCTGCGCCTCCGGTGTAGAGAAAACCGTTGAACGTCACATCGCGGCCTGAGTTCGTGTTACCTCCGGTCGCTGCACCGCCGCCCTGGGAACTCCATCCGTTGTAGCCGCCAGCGCCGCCTGCCGCGGTCTGGGTGCCGATGGTTGGCCCTCCGGTACCTCCGTTCGATGGGGAGATGCCGCCTGATCCTCCTGAACCGCCGGCACCGACGGTGACGGAGATGGTTGTCTGTGACCACGGAATGTCAACTCCGCGCTCTAGTCTGCGCCACTTCCACTCACCGCCTTGGCCTCCGGCACCGCCAACAGCCAGGCCGCCGCCGCGGCCACCGCCGCCTGCGCCGATGAGGATTTCATCAATGAAGCGGCAACTCTCTGGGATCGAGTACACGTACGTGCCTGGGGCGGTGTACGAGGTTGTGGTCGAGGCGTACTGGGGCCAGATGTAGTTGTCCCCCAGGAACACCCGTTTGGAGGCAGTGCTGCCGACATAGAGTTTGGATGCGCCGGTTGTTGGTACGTACAGCGGCATCAGATCACCACGTAGATCGTGTTGGAGTCCTTAGTTGGGATAGCGTCGTACTGAGCCTGCGTACCCTTCCAGAGGGTCAGCGCAGTCGGAGTGCCGTTGTTGGACCCGACCACCGCAGCACTGAGGCCGAGAGTCGCTCGCTGAGCCGCCGCATCCGCGTCGTCCAACAGAGCACGGCCTGCTGCCGTGAGATCCGTGGTCGCGAACGTGTCCGAGCCCGTGGCGTAGATCAGCTTGTTCGCCGCCGTGGTGATCGCCGCAAGCGCGGTGAGTGTGGCGTCAAGCGGTTGCTTGCCTGACAGCGACGAGTTGATGCTCGACAAGGCCGAGTCCAGCCCGGTGATGTCTGTGGTCGAGTGGCTGTGTGACGTAGGCGTTCTCGCGTCGGACAGCCGAGAGTCGTTGCCCTGGCATACCGTTCCGGCCGCCGTACCGAAGTTCACCGACAACGTCCGGTTCGCCGACAGGTTGCCGCCACCGGTGAGGCCGGTACCTGCGCTGATGGAGGTTGTCTTGTCGGCTTTCGAGCCGATCTGGTTGGAGACGGTCGTGGCGAAGTTCGGGTCGTTGCCGAGGGCCGCGGCCAGCTCTTGGAGGGTGTCCAAGGCTGCCGGCGAGGAGGCGACCAGATCTGCGATCTTGGCCTCTACGAACGCCTTCACCGACTGCTGGGTCGGAACCTTGGTCGCGGAGTTCGACGCCATGTCGTCCTGGTCGACCACGAAGCCGAAGCCCGAGGTCGAGGTGGCCGACTTCATCACGGCTCCCGCCGCGGCGACGTTCGTCGCGTCGGTTACGTCAGCTCCTTCCTCGATGCCCTCCAGCTTGTCCCGGTGCTCAACCAGGAACTGCACGGCGCTCTCACCGTCTGGGACGCGGTCCTGGGTGACCGTGGCATCCCAGATCGCCTGGACCAGCGCAGCGATTGCGAGGCTGGTGTCAGTGGGGGAGCCGAGGTTGGGGCTGATTACCTCTGCCACGGCCTCGTCGGTGACGATGCCTTCACCGGGCGGACCCTGTGGGCCCTGCGGGCCTTGCGGCCCCTGAACTCCCTGCGGGCCGGTGTCACCTTGCGGACCTCGCGGACCGGCGTGGCCGGGGACCGAGATCACATGGCCGACAGGCCGTTCGGCTGATCCGACGATGGATCCGGTCGGCTGGCTGATGTAGGACAGCGCAGGCTGTCCGTCTGTCGGGTATCCGCGAAGCTGCATCAGTCTCCCAACCTCGTCACTCGGCCGTACGTGATCGGATCACCGCCGGCCGGCTCACCGTCCGGGAGGAACACGAGCTGCCACACGGTGCGCTCGGGGATCAGGTCAGCCTCTTCGGACTCGACCTTGACCGAGGCGGTGTCACCGTCGATGGCGAAGTCCCACACCGTCAGTGGCGGCTTGCCTGGCTTGACCGCCGCGACGCTGATCTGCTTCTCGGCTCCGTCGAGGTCGCTGCCGTCCGCGGTCGTCAGCGGGACGGTCGTCTCGGCCAGGCCGCCGATGAACTCGATGTCGTACGTGCGGTTCCAGTAGAAGTCGACGTTGACCGTGTTCACGGCCCCGACCAGCCCGGACACTGCGTTGAAGAAGTTCTTGACCGCGGTCGACGTGACGGTGACCGCGAAGGTCAGCACACCGACCTCATCGAACGACCGCAGCGAGGTCACCCGCAGCTTGAAGTTCAGGGTGTCGGTCACGAACATCTCGACGTTGACGCCGAAGAGTTGTTCGAACGAGTCGAAGAAGTCGTTGGCGGTCTTGTTGATCAGGTTCACCAACTGCTCGTTCAGCGGCTTGCCGCTGTTGAGGTTGAAGTTCAGCGTCCACGCTGGGTAGAGCGAGACCGGGTGGACCTTGACGTTCCCGGCCCCGACCGCGGCCTCCAGGGCGTCGGTGATGTCGCCGGGCATACCCTGCGGGTTCTCGGACACGTCGTTGTAGTCGATGGCCGGCGTCTCTTCGCCGTTGGCCGTCAGCGTGTACGTGCCACCGGTCGCGCCGACGATGCTGACCCGGTGGACGGCGTTGTGCTGGCCACCGGTTTGCAGCTCGATGAACAGGCGGCCGTCAGGGAAGTCGACCGGCTGCCGGTTTTCGTCCAGATTCTCGAAGGACCACTTGAAATCTCGGCCCTTCCACAGGACGAGTGTGTCGGCGTCCGAAACGATGCCGATGTTTGCCATGTGGTTCCTTTCTGTGGTCAACCCCGGAGCGGGGAGTCGCTGGGAGCGGCAGCTCTCAACCCACTCCGGGGGACCGGTCAGCCCTCGCTGGCTGCCGCGAGGCGCTGCTTGAGCACGTCGGTCATGTCGAGGACTTTGCCGCCCTGCGGGTTACCGTTCGCTCGCTCAACCTCGATGCGAGCGCGTCGGCGCTCGCCCTCGGTCAGCAGCAGCGACCCGAGCATCTGATTGATGGCCGTCAGCTTCATCGCGCCGATGGGCTTGCCCTGGTACTTGGCGGCGATGAGCTCTTCGTTCAGGGTGTAGAGAGCGAGTCGGGCGTACTGCCAGTCAGTCGGCTCGTAGTACTTGACCGCGGCCGACTGCTTGATCGACTCGTAGAGCTCGATGACGAGAGGATGCGTCTCGCCGAGGTAGCTGATGTCACCGAGTTCGGGGATCGCAACCGTGCCGACCATCGAGATCTTCTCGGTGGGAACGTCCGGTGTGTTCCGGCGAACTCGTTCTTCGTCTCGTTTTCCGATTGGGCCTCGTGCGCCCACTTGTCACCTCCTGGGTGGAAGAGGGCACCTGGCCCTCTACAAACGCCCAGGGTGGCGTTCTGGTGGTCGCTTCCTCCGGGCTCTGAGTTCCCGCCTGCGGGCTACGCCCTCGGCGGCTGACTTCTTGCCGTGGCAAACACGGCAGATGGCTTGCAGGTTGGACCTCGAATGGTCGTTCCCGCGCTTGATGTGGTCGACCTCGGATGCAACTCCTACACACCCCGGTCCTTTGACCTGACACATCCACCTGGCAGCAGAAAGGACCGGGAGCCGGTAGTTCAGCTCCCAGTCATCTGGCAAATCTCTGCGCCGGCGTGAGCCGGCCCAACTCATGGGGCCGGTTGCGGCTCTCCGATGGCCCGTGCGTCGGGGATCAGGAACGGCTCGCCGTACTCCTCGATGTACTCGCCGGTCTCCTTGTTGACCATGATGAACGGACCATCACCGTCTTCGAGCCACTCGTCGTCCTGGGGGCCACGACTCACGTAGACCATCGCGTATGGACCTGCCACAAGCTGGTACAGATCGTCGTTCTCCCAGCCCCACGTCGCGACCTGGAAGTCGGCCTCCGGGGGGTACTGGCCGGCGAGGTTGTCGAAGACGATCTGTCGAGCCTGCTCGAACGTGATCAATCTGGCCTCCTTGCCCACTCAACTCCATCCCAGAACGCCTGCAGGACTTCCGGGTCGTACTCGAACACATCGGGTGCCGGCGTCTGGTTCGTGCGAATCGCGTGCCAACCGGCGCGGAAGGCGTTCCGGCGGAAATCGTCCAGAGGGTAACCGCGGCGGTCGAGCTCTGCCTCCATCTCGTTGTACAACGGGGCGTTGATCTCTGCATCCGTACGCGGCCGGACCCACTTCATGATGTCCTCGTGCGGCGTGAGGTCGTCTGTCCGCAGCCACTTGACGCGGTGGTTGTACCCGTCGGCGACGAGGGGAACCCAGTCGTCCCAATCTCGGTCGGGCTTGTTCGGCTGGCCGTCGATGAACTGGACCCGTCCGTTGCGGATCTCCCAGTTCCAGATGTGTCCACCGCCCTGCGCCCAGTTGGCGCGGATGTAGCCGCGAGCGCCCTCGCCGTATTCCAGCAGGCGCTCCTCGAGGAAGTCGCGGATGTACTCCTTCGGCGCGGTGACCTCTTCGAAGTTCCGGATGTTGCCGTTCTTGTCGCGGAACTTGGCCGCCGACTGCGGGGTCTGGTTGTCCTTGACGTTGACCGGCTTCGGCATCGCGGTCACGTCGTAGCCGCGAGCTCGCATCTCGACCGCGGCCGCACACCTGGTGCAGTTGATGTTCCACTGTGGCCGGAGGTTGGGGTCCGGGTTCTTCTCGTTCCACCGGGGGTTGATGGCCTCGATGTCGGCCGCCAGGCGCTCCGGGGTGTCGCGCCGCAAGTCCTTCTTCATGCGAAGGTTCTCCGGGAACGGCTTCGTCGGCTTCGGCAGGTTGCTGCTGCCGCCGCCGGCACCACCCTTGCCGCCACCGGATGGGTTCTTCACGCCACCGGTGCCGGTTGTGGCCGGCTTCTTGCCGCCTCCACCGCCTCCACCACCGCCGCCGCCCTTCTTGGCGGCACCGGGGTTTATGGGGAGCTGGCCTTTGCGAGGTCGTCCTCGCTGTGGTCCGAACGGGCCTGAGCCCTTTCCTCTGCCTCCCATTCAACTCGCCTTCGTCGTCTATCCCAGAAGGTCGGGTACTCCCGGACCTCTGGCAGGTCTATGTCGTCGCAGTAGCGGAGCCGGCCGTACGCCAGCAGCCGCTTCGGTTGCTTCCGGGCGATGAGTTCCTCGACGCCGGCGCGGAACAGCGCCTGGGCGACCTTGTCGGCCTGAATGCCCATCGAGCTGACCGCGACCGTGGAGTTCTCGGGGATCCCGTCGAAGCAGAAGTCGAACGTGTCGGGTGTCGCCCAGCACGCGGTGGGGATCACTTCGATGCCTTGCGACTGCCAGAACGCTCCGCACCAGCGGTTGCGGTACACGTTCCAGACCTGGGCGGCCTTGGGCATGTCTGTCCAGAGGCTGAAGTCGGGAGTCAGCGCCGCTCCGACCTCGCGGACGCGGGGGAACAGGCGCTCAGGACTCGACCAGACGGTCTCGAACCGGTAGTCGTCAAGGAAGAAGTGCAGACAGCCGCCTGAGATGGCGGCGTATTTGCGATGCCGCGGAGCATTCCACGCCGCGAGATTGGCCGGCACGAAGTCGCTCGGCTGGAGATCGGGAATTTCGTACGCGGATGACGACGGAAACTTCTGTCGCAAGTTGAGCGTGTCGAACTTCCCCGGTTGAGTGTCCCAGTTGACACTCGAACGAGTGCCAATCAACTGAACGAACACCCCTTCATTAAGCCGCGCTTCAGAGCGCGGCGCTAAGACCCGGCGATTGCCGGGTCGAATTGGATTAGCGAGCGCCTTCCGGGCGCTCTTAATGAGCGCGCCGCCTTAAGCGGCGCTTATCAGGCCCCTTTCAGGGGCCTTCATAATATAAGTAGGTGTTACCTTGACAGCCACCCGCAAAGGTGGCTTATCTCACAAAGGCTCTCAGAGCCTCCCTGACGATTCCTGGGTCCAATCACACGCGGATGCGTGTGTTCGTGGCTCTCCGGGGCTCACAGCCCCGGCAATTGGCCGTATAGCCCCCGCTTCCTGGTCTGATCGGCTTGGAAACCCGTACAGGATGGTCGGTCCGCA